CGCTCCAAATGGGAAAATCTATGGAATCCCACGTGATTCAACTCAAGTATTAGAGATAGACCCCAACACACAGACAACCACGTTGTTTGGTTCTTTAAGTGGGACTAATAAGTGGATTGGCGGTGTGTTAGCACCAAATGGAAAGATTTATGGGATTCCGTTCAATCAAACTCAAGTATTAGAGATTGACAAATCCACCATAACAAAACAACCAGTCATAGATAATTTAATCCCAGATGACTTATCAACACTGCCAACATCGAATTACAATAAGTATCACAATAAATTTTAACGCATGCAATACATAGAATTAACACAAGACGATATAAATTACATAAATAATAGAGCTGTAATATGTTATTATAACAATAGCTTTGTATTATACGAACCTATCCCAGAAGCTCTACAAGATTACTTTGCGGATAGAGAGAGAAAAGAGGTAAAAGAAGTTGACACAACAATAAAATCAGTGCGGTATGATTGGGATAATAACAAAGCTTATATATTAATAGCAGATGAAGATTATCCAGATGAAATTGAATTCGACTGCACTACCGACTGGACAACGCAGGATTGCCAAAATGCTATTAACTCAAAATTTAATAAATTATAAACGTTACAGGCATGATTCTACTACTAACAATTAAACTTTTAACCGTGCTTGCCATATACGGCAAAGCCTATAATGATGCGAAAGGAACTAACACACCATTAGAGAACATAATTCAAATGGAGTTGAATTAGTTGACAAAAAACCAGAAATAGAAATTCTATAAATATAATTGTAAAAACAATAAAAAAATCTTATATTTGTCCGATATATAATAATATCGGATTTTTATAACAGTAATAAATTGTATAAAATATGGTCAAAAAGATAAATTTTTATTAAAATTTCAATATGAACCAACACTTATTGAACAGATAAAGAGATATCTAAGGATGGTAAAGAATATGATCTAGATAATAAACTTTGGATATTGAAGACATATGCTTTGTATAAATTAATGAAATTAAAGGGTTACTAATATGAAAGAATTTATAAGTAGTTTTCCAAATCTAGTGGCTGGAGTAATCACTATTCTAGCCACAGGGTTATCAAGCATTTTGATATATTACGTTAGAGAAAATATATCAGTTATTAAAAAATTAGACTCTACAGTAAGTAGTATATTAGCTAGATTTGCTGCACATGAAATGAAGACTGATGCTCTTACTAAAGATGTTGCCAAATTAGAGCAAAGAGTTGATACTCATGATTCTGATTTAAAAAATCTTAAAATTGATGTTGTAGAATTAAAAAGTAAAATAGAGATTCATGATAAGTCACAACGTTAAACAAGGAACATTAGGTAATTCTATTATAGTATACGATACTACTACATTAGATGAATACTCTGATTTGGGTATAGATATTAATAATGATATAGTATCTATTACTTTTAGAATTACCATTAATGATGTAGAATATTCTAAAGATATAACTACAGAGTTATCTTCTTTAAGAGATGGTAATGGGTTAGTTATAGATTCTTTAGAATTGACAGGTGTTAGCAGTATTGGAGATGGAGTATACGACACAGTTCTAGAAATAGTAGAAAATTCTACTGGTTCTGATGTAACATATACTTCAGAAAAAACGGTGGTGTTCTATGAACTAATTAAATATAAGATACTTTCTAAGCTTAAAGATACAGATTGGAAAGAATTCTTTGGATGTTATACTGATAGACTAAGAACACCATTAAGGTATTATAATTGGTTACTGAATTTGGAATATACTTCTGAATTAGGTCTTTACGATGATGCGGAACAAATTTTAACTTCATTACAGGAAATATGTCAGTAACAAAAAGTGATTTAGAAGATATTATAAGTAAGCTAAAGAAGCATTCTGCTAAAGATAATGTAGTAGAAATTACTTTCTGGAAAGCCTATAATGTATCTGAAGCTTATAATAGCTTCTGGGCTAGACAGTATTTGGACTTATATATCTATATGTTAGAAGCTATCCTTAATTTATATGATGGTGATGACCTAAGTAGTAATCCTTATTTTAAGGATGAAGATGTAGATAATATTTTTAGTAAATCAAAAGAATTGTTGTTTTATTTAACTAAATTGCCTTATGAATTTCTCTCTTAACTTTACAGCAAGTAAATTATTATCATTTATTATAGCTATATGTAGTGCTGCTTATGGTTTTATCTTTAAAGATGGTGATAACATGGTAATAGGTTTTGGTATAGCAGCTAGTTTGTATGCTAATAAACAGTATCAAGATCGTAAGAAAACTTTAAATATTGATGGCAATGAAAAGTAAAATTATAATGTGGGTAGTAGTAGCTTTTGTAGTGCTACTAAGTATAGTAACTTTGCAATTCTCCATGATTAGTAAAGCTTACGATAAGATAGATAGATTATCTGGTAACTTTACTGAATTAATGCAGGAGAACAAGCAATTAAGGTTTACTGTAGAAGAATTTGAAGAGTATTCTACTAATAGAATGGATTCTATATTAAAAGTGGCTAATGTTAAACCTAAATGGGTTAAAGAATATACAGTTATAAATCATAATTATTATGATACTACTATTGTAGAAGTTCCAGTAGAAAAAGTAGATACTTTTACTTATTCTTTCTTAGACAGCAGAGATTGTTTTACTGTGGGAGGAACTGTAAGTATAAAAGATACAGTTCCCATTATAAGTATAGATTATAGAGAATTTTCAGATACTTTAAATATTATTAAGTATCTATATCCAAAAAAATTTCTGTTCTTTAGAAGTTACTTATTCGGTAAAACTGAGGGACTAGAAATAGTTGGTAATTGTGGTACTTACAATTATGAACACATACAAATAGTTAAAAATTAATAAATATTTGTAATCCTCATAAATTATTTGTAAATTTGAAAAAATTTTATATAGATGACCTTACAAGAAATATCATATTCTGTTCTGGAACTATTAAGACAGGGACATATAGTAGATGATGAAAGATTAGATATAAGGCTTATAGAAGACTTTGTTGTTACTAAAAGAGCTGAATATCTAAGAGATTCCTTAGATAAAGGAGTAATAGTATCAGAAAATTCTAAGCAGTTCCTAAATTTTGCTGTAGAATCATTTGATGATGGTAACTCTACTATATTAAAAACTGTTGATACTGTTCCTACCTTTTTAAATACTCGCAGTGGTTTAAAAATTACTGATATTACTGGTACTGATACTACTTCCTACATGTTTTCATATGTAAATTATAATCATTTTAAATTTGTAGGAAATGGTAGATATAATCAGAGTATAATCTTTGTAACATATAAAGATGGTTATTTATACTTAAAGAGCCAGAATAATGACTTTAAATTACTAGATGAGATAAATGTATCAGGTATATTAGAAGACCCAAGAAAAGCCCCTGACTTCTCATCTACTGAAGATGATTTCCCTATTGACTATGATGGAATAGAGTATATTAAAAATTCTATAGTTAGAGGAGATTTTAGAATGTTCCTTGCTGGTGTAGAAGATGAAGTATCCGATTCTAGTGGACAGATATTAACTTAAAATAATTTATAATGGAGCGTAAGAGAAAGGTAACAGCAGGACTATATGATGCTTTCAAATTTTATAAGAATAAGGCAGGTAGGAACAAGGTGGACGTAGTACTGTATTCAAAAGTTTGTCAAGAATTTAATAAACGAATATCTGATAAAATCATTAGAAAATCTTTTGAATTTAAACTACCATATAGATTAGGATTTTTAAGAATTAAAGCTATTAAACAGAAGGTAGTTATTAAAGATGGCAAGATTGATACTGCTAGAATGCCTATAGATTGGCCTTCTACTAGGAAATATTGGGAAGAACTTTATCCAGATAAGACATGGGAAGAGATTAAAAAGATTCCTAATAAGAAACTTATCATTCATACTAATGAACATACAGATGGGTATTTACTTAAATGGTACTGGGATAGGAGGCAAAGTAATGTAAAGAATCAAACAGCTTATGTATTTAGGGCTGTAAAAGGAGGTAAGAGTGAAGATGGGTATTATTATGGAAGAAGAGGGTTGTCTAAATGGGCTTCTTCTTATGAACGAGATAACTATTATTATGAATAATTTTAAAACTATATAGTCATGAAAGACATGATGGAACATAAAGAGTATAAAAGATGGAGTAAATCTACTGAAGAAAATGGTTATTGTAAGAAAATTAAGGTAGAGGAATTAGAGAATGGATTTTTAGTTTGTTTAGAAGAATACGGAGAAAAAGGTGGTAAATACATTGATAGGATGAAGAAATTCTATTCTACTACTAATCCATTGGATGGAATGACTCCTGAAAATGTTTCAGGTGAAGAAGAACTTAAGAAGGCTATTAAAAACTTTTTAAACGAATAATATGGCTTATAATGGTAGATATATTAGTATACAAAGAGTTGTAGAGGATGTATTTAGGGATGCTGGGTTTGACACAGTAGACTGGGAAAGTGCTGTAGCATGGACTGCTCAGTTGATGGGTTTAATAGGCATCCCTGGGCAATATATTACATTAAATACTAATGGAAAGGGTGATAATTTACCTCCTATAGAAATAAAGGATTACAGAGGTAAGTTACCCTCTACAATGGTTAATCTTATATCATGTAGAAGGTTAATAATATCTCCTGATAATAAGATAGTACATTACTACGAAATGGTAGACTCTACAGATGTATATCATTTTACTCCTGAAGATAAAAAACCTCTACCAAATTCTCCTGTTTCAGGAATAGCTAACGTAGTAGAGTTTGAGTTAGATGAAGATGATGATTTATCTATAGAGCATAAAACACATTCTTATTCTCCTGAAAAACGTGAAGATAGAGTTTTTACTTATAAAATACAAGGAGATTATATATTTACTAATTTTGAGGAAGGATACGTAGAAATAGCTTATAAAAGCTATCCTATAGATAAGAATGGATTTCCAATGATTCCAGATGATGAAAAATATATAGCTGCTTTACAACATTATATTATTTATAAATTAGACTGGAAGAAATGGAGGTCTAACCCAGCTAGTCCAGGGCTTAGAGCTCTTGTAAATGATAGTGAACAAAAAGCTGACTGGTATATAGCAGCAGCTAAAACTAAATATCATATACCTACTCCTGATAAAATGGAAGCTCTTAAAAGAATGTGGCTTAGGAGTATTCCTAAACCAAATGAGCATAATACTGGTTTTAAAACTCTTAATAATCAGGAAAGGAGATTTAATCAATATTTAGGTAATAAAAGGTTATAATATATGGCTAAGCGTTTTGTAAATACTTTTAATGGTGGTATAGACAAGGATACATCAGTAAACAAATATGATAATCAGCACTACTATGATGCAGAAAATATTAGAATAATTTCTAATGATACATTTTCAAGTGGTGCTGTTACTAATATGAACGGTCTATATGAAAGTTTAAGATTTGAGACTGCTAATTATACTAACGAAAATTTACCTGGTAGCTTTTCTTTAAGTAGAGGAACTATCTATGGAATTGCTACTATTAGGGATAGAGTAGTATTTTTAGGAACTTTTTCTGCACAAGCCTATAGTCCATATCTAGAAGATACTACTACCGTTTTAGATGTAGATATGATCTTATCTACTACAGTAGATGAAGATGGTAATTTTGGCAGTGTAACTATACATTATGCTTATAAAGATGATGAAGACGGGATAGGACTTCATTTTAATAGGGACATGGCTGTAGTAGGTAGATATGAATCTGAAGATATACAAAAAGTATATTGGGTAAATGGAATAGACCCATTAAGATTTTATAATCTATCAGAAGACAACATAAATATTAATTATTTATTAGATGCTCTGGATTTAGAACAAGGTTTAACTATTAAATACCCTTCGTCTTTAGATCATGTTCCTGATGTTAATTTTAGTAGAATAAATATAGATGATATTTTAGAGGGAGGTAACTATACTGCAGGGGTAGTACAATATGCTTATCAATTATATAATAAAAATGGTAATGTTAGTACTATATCTCCTGTTACTAATCCTGTATATTTAGCTTCTTCTAATAGATATGAAATTGGAGGTAATGATATAGGAGAAGAAGTAAGTAAATCTGTTAAAATATCTATAGAAGATATAGATGATAGATTTAATAGAATTAAAGTATTTGCTTTATTTAGTGATACTATTGATGGTAATCCTACAGTAAACGTTATCTATGAGGGAGAAAATAAAGGTAGTTTAGACTTAATAGATACTAACACTCCTGTAGATACTCTTACTTATGAAGAATTTTTAGTATTTAATAATACTACTTATATACCTAATTCTATAGAATCTAAAAATAACATTTTATTCTTGGGTAATGTAAAAGAAGCTACTTTCCAATCAGAAGCTATAGATAATTGGGATAGTAGGGCTTACATGTTCCCTGAAAATAGTGATAGTACACATATAAAAATATATAGAAGCCCTACAGGGGACTTTTACAATGATTATTTAGAGTATAATACTAGTAATTGGGATCAAATACCAATGGATGCAGAAGCTGTGGTATTAGGAGTCCCTGGGTATAGTTCTAAAAATTTAACAGCAGCTGATCTAACAGATTATCCATTATATAGAAGATTTAAACCCAATTCTAGCATATGTGGGGGTGAAGGTCCTAATATAGAATTTGAATATGTTCTTACTGAGAATGTTATAGATACTTACTACAAAAGGGTATCTTCATCTCCAATAGAATACAAACCTGAAAGAACTGATAAAAATAGTAGAACTCTTTCTGGATTACAACCTAATGAAGTTTATAGGTTTGGCATAGTTTTTTATAACAAGAAAGGTCAAGCTAGTTATGTAAAATGGATTCAAGATATTAGAATACCATATGTAGAACTTATAGATTCTGGTAAATCTACTATAGAATACGATGATGAGTCTCTTTCTTATAGAGGAAGAGAAATAATAGCTAATAATATTAATATTAAATTTACTATAAAAAATTTTCCAGATGATGATAATATAGCAGCTTGGCAAATAGTAAGAGTTAAGCGTAATGCTCAAGACAGAGAAATCTTATATAATGGTTTATTATTAGCTACTCATATAAGAGGAAGTGATGCTTTTACTAGGATTTATTTAGATTTTAATTCTGAAAGTGGTAAATATTATTCTGGAAAACCCTTAGATAGAAATGATTATGATTATGCTAGTTCTGAAGATAGGCCATTAACTTGGGAATTTTTATGTCCAGAAATTAATTTTAATAAAGAAGTAGTAGATTTATTAAATTGTAATATATTAGTGAATTATTATCAATTATATGATTCATATACTAAATCACTTAGTAGACATGACATATGTCAGTCTATATATTATAAAACAGAACCTTGGCCTAGATACCATTCAGCTAGAGAAATTCAAAACTATGTAATAGCTAAACCTCCTACATTTACAGGAAATGGCGATTCTGGTATTGTTTATAAATTAGGAGATTCTACTCAAGAGAAATTAATAAATACAGCTCTCCCAGAATATAGTGGGCATGGTGATAATATAGGAATAGGAGGAACTAAACTAATAATAAGTAGTAAAGTTTTTGATTCTTTAGGGCCATCTTCTTTAAATAATAATAATTTTCCTGATAATACTGATTGGGATGAAGGTGATTATTATATTAGTAATGGTGAATATTATTATAGGACTTTATATGCTCAGATAACTAAAAACGTTATTTATTCTAGATACGGAGGCTTTACTTTTAAGGCTAGACAAAATAATGTATATATTCCATATGGAGAAATTAATAGAATAGAAGAGTCTACAGATACTACTACTAATTTCAACGGTGATACTTTTTTACAAATGTTTGATTATGTGAGAAGTCTTGCCCAAGAAGATTATCCAAAAGAATGGGGGGAGTACGATGGTTTACAAGAAATAATTAGTTTTCCTGTACATACCTCAATTAATCTTAATTTTAGAAATGATAATATATTTAAATATATTACTTTAAATCCTTCTGGAGAAACTGATGGCGATGGTAACTTAAAAGATATGTGGATCCAAGAAACGGTAGAAACTGGAATAGCATATCAACCTATATACTATAATGAAAAAATAGGAGATTTGTATAGTTATAATTCTGTATATAGTAAACAGAATGAAGCTAAAAAGTTCTATCCTAAGCCTGTTGATTTTGAAGAAAATAAATTTATAGATACTAAAGTAGTTGCTAGTGAAGAGAAAATTAATGGAGAGTACACAGATAGTTGGTTATTGTATAAAACAGCTAATTTTATAGAAGTAGAATCTAATTATGGAAGTATTACTACATTAAAACAATTCATGAATAACTTATATTGTTTTCAAGAAAATGCAGTCTCTATACTCTCTGTAAATGAACGTAGTCTTGTCCAAGATTCTTCTGGGTTACAATTAGCTTTAGGTACAGGAGGAGTACTTACTAGATATGATTATATATCTACTAATGCAGGACTTCAATCTCCTACTGCTATAGTTACATCTAAAAGAGCTCTCTATTTTATAGATGAATACAGTAAGGAGATATGGATAGTTCAAGGACCTAATTTGCAAGAATTAACCCGAATAAAAGGTTTTTCTAGTGAGCTTAATAGATTATTACCTAAAGAAAAAATTACGTTAGGATTTGACCCTAAATTTAATGATATTTATTTTACTTTTGGATTTACTACTAATTGGATTTATAATGAAATTATAGGTTCTTTTATAAGTAAATTTACAGGAATAGTTCAAAATTATTTTAATTTAAAAGGTGAATTTTATTCATTTAATTCTGTTAATACTTCATCTATCTTCAGACATAATGATCCTAATTCTAAATTAGGTAGTAAAGCTTATATTACTGTTCTTATCAATCCTAATGGTAATATAGTTAATCAATTTGATAATTTAGACCTTAGAACACAAGTTCTAGATGAATTAGGAGCTGAAGTAGATAGAACTGTTAGTAGGATAACTTATTCTAATAGTTATATTAGTCCTATTACTAGAGAGACTATTTTAAGTGGTACTGATAAAAACATGTCTTATTTAACTAGAATGTTTAGAACTCAAGTTCCTTTAACAAGTAGTGGTAAAAGAATGGCAGATACTTATTTATTAGTTACATTAGAATTTGATAATGAAGGTAATAATACATTTAAGTTACATGATATAATAACTTATTATAGAGAAGCTCAGATGTAATATTATGTAATTAATAAATTTTAATATAAAGTCAATAAGAATTTAAATTTATTTTGTATTATAAAAATAAAGCCTCTATATTTAGGGGCTTTAATAATATTAGATAGTTATGTATGAACTAAATATGTTACCTTTACAGTCACTAGGGGTTCCCACTTTAAATGTTGGAGGTATAAATAGTAGTGCATTACAATTACAACCAATGAAAACAGCTGCTGCTTCTGGAGCTGCAGGTATTAATCCATTAGCAATGGCTGGTAGTTTTTTAGGAAATACTATTCAATCTTTTGGGGATCCTAATAGTCCTAATTATGGTACTAATATAGGGGGTGGGGCTTTAAGTGGTGCAGCGCAAGGAGCAGCTATTGGTAGTACAGTCCCTGGGATAGGAACAGCTATAGGGGCTGTAGCTGGTGGTCTACTAGGGGGAATTAAAGGACTTTTCGGTTCTAAACAAAGAGAAAAGCAGTTAGAGGCTAAGAAAAAGGCCAAATTAAAAGCTATGAATACCGCTATTGGTAAGCAAAGATTACAAGAATATGCAGCTAATAATACTACATATAATTATGCTCCAACATTTAAATATGGAGGTATGATTCCTTCTTATCCAAATGGTGGGGTTATTAGAGATATTAATCCATCAAGTCCTTTAGCAATTCAAGCTATGTATTCAGGGTTAAAAGCACCTCTAGACTCTGCATTAGAAGCTAAATTTCCTAATCTAATAGAAATTAGAGCAAATGCCCCACGTAATTTTAAAGAAAGAATGGCTTATGCAGATTCTATTATGAAGGCTAATCCTAATATCTATATAGAAGATATTTCAGAATATTTAAACCCTGAACAAATAGAACTATTTAAAAAGGCTAGGAAAAATATTTCGGAGAAACAAGATGCAAACTTTTCAGGAACTGGACCTAAATCTGATGCTTATGGTGTAAGAAATTATATATTTACTCCTACTCCTACAAGTTCACGTATACAAAAAGAAACTGGTAGAGTACTTGATAAGTATGGTATAGGATATAATAAAGATACTGGAGATTTTTATAAAATACCTATAAATAATTCAAGTTATAAAAATGGAGGTAGTATTAAGATAAAGCCTTCTAAAAGAGGTACTTTTAAGGCACAAGCTTCTAAAATGGGTATGAGTGTACAAGAAGCTGCTACTAAAATTCTTAATGCTCCTAAAGGTAAATATAGTCCTGCCATGAGAAAGAAAGCAAATTTTGCAAAGAATTTTGCTAAAGCTAATGGAGGGTATTTGGAAGAGACTAGGTATAATCCTGATGTTACCACTTATGCTTCTGGAGGTTCTACTCATGAAACTTCTCCTTATGGAGGTATTCCAATTGGTAATAAAGGATTAGTTGAAGATGGTGAAGTTAGATATAAAAACTATGTATTCTCTAACAGATTTTAATATTATTTATCATGAATAAATCTAAAAAACATATTACTTTTGCAGAAAGAGCTCGTAAGATTATATCTAAATATAAAAGAGCTGATTTTGACAGCATTGAAAGAGAGCAAATGGAGAGAGAACTAGATGCTCTAGCTGCAGAGCAAGAAGAGTATAAAAGACAGCATGGCATAGAAGATAATACACAAACTATGCAACATGCTAATGGAATTGACTTTAATTATTTGAATGCAGATTATGATGAAACTCCAGTAGCTATTACTTCTGATATGTTAAATCCTAACAATTATACAGCAACTGCCAGTAATAATCTAGTATCAACTAGCAGAGGAATGCTGCCTACAGATTCTATTAGTCCATATAAAACATCTATTATTCCCAGTATAGCTTCTGGAGCTATATCTACATTAGGTAATTTATGGATGGCTAATAGAGCTACTAAAGACTTACCTACTGTTAATTTAGGTAGAGTGTCTCCCTCTACAATCTCTTTAGCTAGAGAGAGAAGTAGAATTCGTAAAGATTCTAGAGATGCAGCTAGAATAGCTAGAACAAATGCTGCTAAAAATGCTAGAACTAGAGGAGAATACCTTTCTTTAGCTGCTGCTCAAGATGCTGCTATTAATGAGGGTACAGCTAAGTCTTTATCAGATTTATATTCTAGAGAAGCTCAATATAATGCTGCAGAGAGGGCTAGAGCCTCTTCTGTTAATGCTGAATTAGCATCTAAAGAAGCTTTAGCTAATTATCAGTCTAGATTACAGGCTCAAGCTAATAGAGATGCTTATTTAAGTGCAGCTTTACAATCTGTACCTCAAATGGTGCAAAATATAGCTGGAATTAGACAGCAAGATGCTTTAATTAATAGCTTAGGACAAGATTATTCTATAGGAATGTATAGAGATCCTAACTTAAATTTCTGGCAAAGATTAACTACACCTAAACAAATAGTTAGAGTATTTAATTCAAGAGGATAACTATGGCAACACCTATTCAATACATACCACAGCCTATATTTAATAATGTAGGAGTATTACAACAACAATTAGCACAAGATCAACAGAGGTATGCCCAAGCCATGGCTAATCAATTAGCTATGGAAGATGCTTTTGCACAGTTACAAACTCATGTAGCTGATATACCTTTAAAGAACGAAATACTCAGTGAGTTTCAACAAAAGGTAAAAGAAACTGTTGATCGTTATGGGGGAGATTATGGAGCAGCCTCTAGAGATTTAGCTAGGTTAGTATCTCAAACTAGACAGAATCCTTTCTTTCAGTTAGCTCCTGAACGTCGTAGATTAGCAGAAGAACAACGTAAACTAATGTTGCAACTAGGACCTAATGCTATCTTAGCTAAAGATGTTACATCTGTTCCTTTAAGAGACCCTGAAACTGGAGAGTGGATTAGTCCTGAAGATTTGAATTATTCTGTATTAGATCAACGTCAGTATGAAGAATTCTTAAATAGACGATATGGTGTTCTTAGAAATAGAACCACTCCTGGAGAATGGACTAGAAATAGTCAATACCCATGGATGTTAGAACGTTCTGTATATAAAGGTATACTTCCTGAAGAAGTAGAAGATTACAAAGCTCAGATGAGTGCAGATTTAGCAGCTCAACATCCTGAACTTCCAGAAGAATACAGAGAGATGATTGCTGATAGTTATGCTAATCAATTAATGATGGGGTCTGCTAGTGAAAGAATAACTGATCCATTATATGCTGCAAGAGCTAAATCTGGAAGCAGTGGTAGTAGTAATATAGGATATATTACTAGAACTATGCCTGGGGAAGTTTACCCAGAAACTAAAGAGGAGATTAATAAAAAATGGGCTGATACTGCTAGAACTGTAAGCTTCTATCAAGATTTAAGACAATCTACGGGTACTGATAATATTTCAGATGCTTATAGAACCAAATTAAAGTCTTTAGGAATAGAGCTTTCTACTGATAAATTAAGAGAGAAAGATAAAAGGGCTCTAAATTCTTTATTACTTTCTGGTATATATGGTGACAAAAATTCTGAAAAATATAAATTAGCACAAGAGTTAATGAAATTATATTATACTATTGATCCTGATGGTGGTGTAGCTAAAAGAGAAGATGGTACTTATGGTAGGTATGTAGATATCTATTCAACAGGATTAATAGATACAGGTAATTTTGACCCTAAAATTATTAAAACTATATATAAAGTTCTGAATTCTAATGAACAATTAGAAAAGTTATTAAGGATAAATGAAAATCCTATATTTAATAATTTAGTTGGGCCTAAAGAAGAAGGTAAGCTAAGTCCTGATGAAGCTTCTTTAGTAATGGCAGATTTTGAAGGTAATAAATATATTACTAATAATAGAACATGGGAAATTCCCGCAGGCTCTACTAACGAAATAACTAATAGTATAGTTAGAAATATACAAGGGTCATTTAATAAACAAGACAAATATCAGTATTTAGATGAAGATAATAAGTTAAAGAAAGGTAAAGGTAATTTATCAGCATTACTTTCAGATTCTGATACTAAAGTAACAAATGCACAAATTCTTCCTCCTAAAGGGCAAATAATCATAAATGCTATAGTAGATGGTGATCCTAGAAAGATTTTAGTAGATTCTACTCAATTTAGTGAGCAAACTAAAGAATGGTTAGATACAGCTAAAATATTATCAGATGCTTACTATGATACAGAATCTTTAGGTGATTTAATAACATTTGATAATTATATAGTTGATAGTAAAGGTAATAGAATGGCTGTAATAGTTACTAAACAATTTATACCTTCTGATCCTAATCAACCATTTGTAGACGAAAATGGCAACGCTTTGCCAGGAAAGATAGTTCCTGTAGTATATCAAACTATAGTAGATAGAAATGGTAAAGAAGTTGGGGATAGAGTTCCTACTAGTATAGAAGCTATAAATAAACTTATATTAGATCAAATAACTACTAGTTTATTATATTCTGTTGATCCTAAGTCACAAACTTTAGATTTTAATAATTAATTTATTATGGCAAAGAGATACAAACTTAAAGATTACACTTTACAGAATATTGACCCTAATACAGGTCTGACAGAAAATATAAATGAATCTTTTAGTAACCCTAATTTAAATTTAGCAAATTTTAAATTATCTTCTTATGCTAAGTCTCCTGTAGAAGAAGTAGGAAGGTATTTTCAAGATAGTTCTATATATGATGAAGGTATTTCTTACGATATGGCTACCTCTCCTATGGGAATAGCTATGCACCGTCATGAAGAGCAACCTTGGTATGCTTCTCTTGGAAGTGCTTTAAATCAAGGTATAGTTGGTGAAGTTGTAGGAGGTACTTTAGAAGGTGTAGGGTATCTATTAGATATAGAACAATGGCTTAATTTACTTAGGGGAGAAGAACAAGAGTTTGGTAATTGGCTATCTGATATAGGTAAAGATATAAGAGAATGGACTCAAGAGACTACACCAGTTTATACTGATCCTACTAAAGAAGGAGAATTTAGTCCAGAAGATTGGACATGGTGGATGAGTAGTGTATTGCCTTCTACATTTAGTACATTATCATTAATGATCCCTTCGGGGGCAGCTGTAAAAGGATTATCTACATTAGCTAAAACTGCTGGTGTAGCATCTAATCTAGGTAAAACAGCTAGATGGGCTACTAAAGGCGTAGCACAAGCTTTAATATCTAGACCATTAGAGTCTATGATGGAAGCCTCTCAGGTTAAAGATGAATTAATGAATACTTTACCTGGAACAGAAATAGGTACTGAAGAAGCTGATAAAATATATAAGAATTATGGTATACAGTTAAATCCTACAAGATTTGATACTGATGGTAATCCTGTCTATGAAATAGATAATGATACCGCTAATATAATAGCTGCTAAAGCTGCTGCTAATACTTTTAAGGCTAACTTACCAATGGTAATACAAGATATTCCACAGTATTTATTGTTAAATGCTCCGTTTGGTAAGGCTACTAAAAAACTTACTATAGATTTAGCTAAGAAAACTGGTCAAGATATAACTCCTTTAGTAATAGAAAAAGGAGCAGCTATAGCTAAAGATATATTAGGAGAAGGTTTAGAAGAAGGCTATCAATTTATAGTTAGTGAAAGAGCCAGAGATATGGCCTTAGCTAGAGCTGGATTAGCAGAATATGAAGATTTAGATGAAGCTATTGGTAGATATTTTAAAAATGGTGAGTTCTGGACTTCAGTAGTAGCAGGAGCAGCTGGTGCTGGTCTTATGCAGACTGTTGGTAGAACAATTAATAACTCTCTAGTTCGTGCAAGAGGTTTAGAATCTGAAGATGAAGCTCGTGCTAAAGATATAGATTCTTGGGGAGCACAGATGAAATTTATTAGAGAGTTGATGCAAGCTGCTGAAGCTAACAATAATGAAGAATTATTTAGTCATGTATCTAAATTAGGTATAGCTGATTTGGGAATTAAATTATCTTCTGTAGGTAATCTAGGACATTTTATTGATGCTATAGATAATTTATCTAATGCTTCTGAAGAAGATTTACAAAGACTTGGAATATCTGCAGAAGAAGCAGAATATATGGCTAATAATGCTCCTAATATTATAAAAGATTTACAATCTATAGGAGAACTTTATGAAAAGAATGTAGATAAATATGATGAACCTTTTGCTCAATTGATTACTAGAGAAGAATTCATGAAAAATTATCTCAATGATAAGGATATTGAGTTAGGTTCTGCATATGAAGAAACTTTTCAAACTATTCCAAATATTTTAAATCTTTCTGAAACAGGTAGAAAATTATTTGAAAATAAACGAATTATTATACCTGCTTTAAAGAATGCTATAGAAGAAACTAATAATTTTCTGCAAAAAAAGAATACTTCTGACAATGAGCAATTATTTAAAACTCGTTTAGAAGAGTTAAATGCTCTTTTAGAAGAAGTCACACAAGAAACTAATGAGTTAGAACAAAGTTACACAGAAGGAGAACGTAAGAATGATAGTTCTTATAATCATGATTCTGTTGATTTAACTGCGGCTCAAAGTCTTTATCTTAAAAAAGCATATAATCAATTACAACTTAAAAACGCATCTGAAATGGTAGAAAAGATGCGTACTACTGAATGGCAACAGGAAGCTCTTAAAAAGGCTAAGAAGGCTCAAGAAAAAAATGCTAAGAAGGTTGTCGACGCTGCTGAAACTATTGAAGAAGTTAAAGAAGTTAAGAAGAGAGCTAAAGGTACTGATGTAGAAAAAGCTGTAAATAAGGCTGTTAAAGAGAAAGCTGCAGAACAAGCTGAAACTTCTAATGTAGATGAGACTCCCACTGTAGAATCTACTCCACAGAAAGAAGAAGGTGAAGTAGTATTTTCTTCTGAATATGAAGGAGAACCTACTACTGAAACTAAGCAAACTACTTCATTAGATGAAATTATAAAATCAGGTAAGCCTGTTACTGCAGAAGAAGCATCTAATATGGAGCAACCTACTGAACAAGAGGAAGCAGAGCCTACTCCTGCTCAAGAAGTAGAACCTACTCTTCAAGCTACTCCTACTCAACCTACAGAAGAATCTGAGGAAGAAGGAGAAGTTGTGTTTTCTTCTGAATATACACCTACTCAAGAAGAACCTTCTGAAGAGCAGACAGAACCTACACAAGAAGAAACTACAGCTCCTTCTGTAGAAGAACTTCAAGCTTCTGCTAGACCTAGATCTACTTTTGCTCAGCGTAGGTATGAAGGTAAACCTCATTTATTTTCAGATGAATTAGAAGGACTTACAAACGAATTAGATAAATTTGTTCGTAAAAACTCTCCACAAACTATTACTAATGAAGAATTAAATTTAATTAATGCTTTTGAAGTAACAACTCCTGAAGAGTTAGATTCATGGTTTGATAGTGTAGCAGATTCTGAAAATGCTGCTAATTTAGCTAATACAGTCAGAAATTTTTATAGTAATAGGAATAGTATTACTAAGGCTAAAAAGACAGCTAATCAGCCTCAAAATAGCATTAATTACAAGAAAAATGATTTAGACCAATCTAATAAACCTGGGGCAACTGACCCAATACCTTCTAGTGATAAAAATGTTAATAAAGGAGCTGATATTGTAGTATCTACTACTGAACAAGTTACAGGAGTTAAAAGTCCTAGGAGGATAAAAGATTATTATATAGATTCTAATGGTAACTTTAGAGAGAGTAAAAAAGAAGAGACTTTCCTTGCTGTAAATGCTTATAATTTCATAGATAGATTTGGATTAGATCGTGGAGATTATAAAGCACAGAGTACTGTTTACTTTGAATTAGATACTAATGATCCTTATAGTAATAAGGGCATAGAAGATACTGGTATTCAAATAGTAGTATATAAGGATGGTAATCCAGATAATACAAGTACTTCTAATAGAAAAATAATAGGTTTAGTTCCTAGTACTAGAGGTTATTATAAAGATTTGTATGAGTTTAGAAAAATTCTCTTAGAAGATTTACGTTCTAAACAAGATGGTAAGTCTAGGTATGTAAGAAGTAAATACACTTCTAAAATTGAAGGATTTCATACTCAATATATCCAGACTAAAGAGGAAAATTCTCCTCTAACTGTTATTAGAGAAGAACATCAAAAAGATCCTAGATTTGCTAAGCATGGTGGATATATAATAGGAATTACCAAAACTTCTACTAGAGGAATGACTCTGGAAGTTCCTAAAGCTAATGTTAGTATTAATGGTACTTTAGAAACTGAATATCAAGGTCAAGTTATAATAATTACTAAGAATCCATTTATTAACGACGCATTATTAATGCGTGGGTTTGTTCGTAGTTTAAAATCTTATGAGAGTCTTGGTAAGAAACAGGCAGAAAATGGTTATAAGATACGTCAAAGAATTATAGATTTATTCAGAGCATTACCAGATAATCCTACTAAAAATCAGATTATAGAGCTAAATAATCAAATTAGACAATATCTAATAGGTAATGTTAGATATGAATCTGGAATTTTAATCTTAGATGATTATTTTAAAGTTAGTATACCAGAAATAAGATATGATAGTTTCGACCAGATAAATGCTTGGTTAGATGGTCTTATTTTTAATATTGATAAAAATAAGATTAATTCTCCAATGCCTGCACAATATGACTTTGGATTTGGAGCTCAATCTGGTAAATATAATGAATTAATAAGCGACTTCTTAGTACTAACAATGCCTAAAAATAGGTATTTTGAAAATACAGCAGCTATTATTTCTAGGAATTTAGTAGATACTACTGATAATAGTCAAGTAAAAGTTTTAAAGAAAGCTGCTTCTAATATAGTATCTAATATTAAGAAGTCTAATGATATTAAAGAATTGTCCAAAGATACTAATGTTACTGAAGAAACTCCTGTAGTTACTGCAGAACAATTAGAAGTTGGACAATATGTAGAATATCAAGGTACTACTTATATAGTAACTAAATTTAATAAGAATGGCACTATTCAACTATTAAATCCTTTAGATGATAGTGAGAAAGGAAAAGTATCTGTCGCTGCTAAAAACATTAAGCCTACTAAATTTAAAGGTACTATAGTAGAGTATAGAAATATTAAGTATATAGTAACTAGTAAAGGTCAGATTATTTCTTTGTCTTCTAATAGAGCAATGAAATGGCCTGAAAATCATGGTACTAGAAGACACATTCTAAGTCTAGCTAATGATGCTGAGTCAGGTAGAGTAGAGCCCCTAGCTTCAAATAAAGTAGACATTAATCCTACTAGTATTAAAACTACTAAGGCAGTTCCTACTAGTACTAAAGATGCAGCTAGACCTACTAAACCTGTTGAAGCTAAACCAACTAGTAAAGTTAGGATTGAACGTAAGAAAGACCCATTTGGTAATGCGGGTAAAAATGCTTTGTTAGGTATGTTTAGGAACAGTCAGAACAAACCTAAAACTAGACTGGCTGATTCTAGCAAACCTTATACTAAGTGGAATAAAGCACAAGAACTTGCTTGGTTTAAAAAGAACTTCCCTCAAGTACCTATTACAGTGCTAGATAATTTAAAGAATATAGTAGGTAATGGTAGAGAAGCTTGGGGAGCTTTTCATAATGCTTCTGTATATATAGCAGAAAATGCTGCTTCTGGTACAACTTATCATGAAGCTTTCCACGTAGTATTTAACTTATTTTTGAATGAAGAACAACGTAATAATATATTAAAAGAATCTAAATTAACTGAAGAAGAATTAGCTGATAAATTCTCTGATTATGTAGCGTATAAGGATTTAGATAAATCTTTACCTACTAAAGTAAAAGATTTTTTTAGAAAGTTATGGTTAACTATTAAATCATTCTTTACTAATAGTATTTCAGGAGTAGACGAATTATTCTTTAGAATAAATACTGGTTTCTACAAGAATGCTACTATAGATTATGGTGCTTTTGGTTCTAAAGTACTAAGAACTAAAATTGCAGGTTGGTCTTCTGCTTATACTAAAGATATAGTAGAAAGTATCAACATGCACATATTAACTCAGATACTTCCTGATATTAGAGAAGCTAATCCAGAATTATCTAATTTAAGTGATGTTGAATTATTAAATGCTATTAACAACAATCCAGAATATGCTCAATATGGTGGTGGAGTATATGCAATTTATAATAAAGTATATAATAACTTAGCAGACTTAGCTGAATCAGAATTTGTTCCTGATGATATACGTGAAAATATATTAGATGCTTTACGGTACTTTTATAATGAAGATGGTAGTCCTGGTAGTTTGATATTAGAAAGTATCAGAGCTTTAGATTATAATAATGGTATTTCTGTAAAAATAGAAGTAGTAGAAAATACTATTGAGGATGAATCTGAAGAAACTACTATAGAAGGTGAAGAAGGTTCTCAATTAGAGAACTGGCAGACTACCTATACTGAAAGAAGTCGTAAAAATAATGCTTCTTATAACATTAAGAAATTCCTACGGTATATAAGACTAGAAGACCAAATAAATGCTATAGGATTACCTAAATTTGTAGATTTTAATGAATTATATGATACACTTCTGAATGATTTAGCAGATTCTACAGATTTACAATCTATGGTTACTTATTTAAAGGATTCTCTTCCTTTCCATCCTGAATATCAACAAATCATTGATGAGATTGAAAGAAATCCTCAATTTGGTGCAGAATTCTTCAATGCTTTCCATAATACCCATGCTAAGTATGTTAGCATACTTAAAAGAAATAATAACTATGTATTAATGGAATCTAACCGTAAGGGAGTTGTTAATAACATTATTTCTAATTGGAGAAATAGTGTATTAGCAAAAGGTTCAGTACTAGTAGATAAAGGTAAAGGTAATTATGAAGTTAATACTAATAAAGCTGTAGAGATTAAAAAATCTTTTGATGATATTTTAAGAAAGACTGCAATTACCGATGAAGACTTAATTAAAGTATCTAATTTATTAAAAGAATTAGGTATTGAATTAGACGTTAGAGTTCTTCAATATGCTAAAAATAATAACTATATTAGAAAGATTTTAGAGGGAGATAAATCTATTTCTAAGATTATTAATAAGTTTGCAGAAGGTAAAAATCCTTTTGATGAAGAAGCTGGGTTAGATTCAGAAATGGCTTCTATTAGAACTTTGGCAACATTAGCTAAGAAGGCTACTCCTTCTTTGTATGAGTCTGCATTTAGAAACGTATCGGGTAAAACTGTATATTCACACTTAGTACCTAACTTTTTGTCTAAGTTAGTAGCTAAATTGACAGATTCTAATAAGCTGATGTCAGTCATAGAGTTTTATGCTCAAGACCCATTATATCTAAATAATCCTATACTAATTACTTTAGGTAACTTAGAATCTGATCCTCTAGAATTAAAAAATGCTTTCGAGGTAGCTATAGTTGATGGTATTATAGAAAATGGTAGTAAGGATTATGCAAGTATGGATGAGACTGACTATAAGGTGTTTACCTTAAATTCTTTCTTTAACAATGGTAATAAAGATTATTCTTACTATCGAGCTAACGTACTATCAGATGCTCCTAATATGGTATTATTTAAATTTAAGAGGTTTAAAGAGGATGAAATAGTCAATTACTTATTATCTTTAGCTTCTGCTGAATATAAGCGTATTCAGGATGTAAAAGAGTATAAAGGAGAGGGTTATAAGAACTATAGTACAGATGCTAATGGTAACACAGAATCTGGCTATCATATAATGCCTATGTTCAATGGTTTCAAGGGTGACCCTGCTTCTAAACCTGAACAAGCTAAGAAACTTATTAGAGAGTATCTAGATAATAAGATTGAAGATTATAAAAAAGCTCTGATAAATTCTGGTGTAGTAACTCTTACTGAAGAAGGAACTGTTGACTTTGAGAATTCTAGATTAGATGGAAGAATTTCAAGAGTTAATTTTGATTCTTTCCTGAAAAACTTCTATTATAATGACTACCTTATGAGGGCTTCATTCGGGGTATTAACTGTAGGAGATCCAGCTTATTATAAAGCAGATAAAGGCAGTAATAATAAGATGGTAGATTATACTAAAAGAGCTAAAGAGATTTACTCACCTAAATATGTACCAGATGTAAGTGCCTCTTATACTGATCCTAAAACTGGGGAAGTAATAAAAGTTGGTGATAGATACAATACTATTTACCTTAAAGATAAAGAAGCTATAGCTCCTTCTTATGACGATATAGAAGCTGCTTTAAATTCTGCAGTTAAATCTGGGTTTATTACAGAAAATCAGAAGAAAGCTATAGCTACTATGTATAAAGAGGTTAATTATACTGATGCTCAAGCATATACTACTCTTCCATTCTACAGAAAAACTATGATTAGTTTAGGTAGATGGACTGATAGACATCAAGAAGCTTATAAGAGATTGATGGAAGAAAAGGGTACTGCTAATGATATTGCATTAGTTATGCAACCTCTAAAACCCTTTATGTTTACTCATATATATGATGATAATTTAGGTAGAATAGTACCTGTACAACATAAGAACAGTGAATTTTTGTTACTACCTCAATTAGTTAAGAATAATCCAGAGTTGAAAAAACTACATGACTTTATGATTGAAAATAATGTAGGCACGGCCAACTTTGAATCAGCTGTTAAGACTGGCTTAACTAAAGTAATGACTCTGGATAACCTTAATGCTGACAATATTATTGAAGTATTTACAGAAGACAGAGGTATACAGCAAGAAGTTCCTGAACACTTTATAGATGAAGAAAACTTATTTGGTACTCAGATAAGAAAGCTTATAATGGCTGACTTAGTTGAAGGAGTAGATTATGTAATAACTCCTCATGGTGAAGAAGCTATCAGTAAAAAGGCTAACGATCTTCGTAGAATGTATGAAGATATTATCACTCAAGACTTGGCTGAAGCTTTCCAAGAAGCTTATTCTGAGCTTACTACTGAAGATGGAGACGTAGACTGGTCTAAGATTCATAATATTTTATTAGATGAAGCTAGGAAGCGTGGTAAAGGTGAACAATTTGAAAAAGCTATTACTTATGATCCAGTTAAGAATAGATTAAATTTACCTTTATTCCATCCTTTATATGCAAATACTACACAGCAACTTCTCACTTCTATATTTAAGAATAGAGTCACTAAACAAAAGATTGCTGGTGGGTCATTTGTACAAGCTTCTTCTTATGGATTATCTAGAGAATTAAAATTAGTATTTGATAAAGATAATGAAGGTAATTCTAATAGACTTCTTTACGCAGAAGTTATGTTACCTGCATGGACTAAGCAGTTCTTTAAAGACTTTGCTAATCCTGATGGTACTATTGATTTTGAAGATGTTAAACAAGCTGCTCCTGGATTATTAGATATGGTAGGTTATCGTATTCCTACTGAAGATAAATACTCTATGTTACCTCTTAAAGTAGTAGGATTCTTACCTCCTGAATCTGGTGGAACTATTATGTTACCTGCTGAAATTACTACTATAGCTGGTTCTGACTTTGATATTGATAAGATGTATGTTATGATGAAAGCTTTTAGAAGAACTGCTATAGATCGTAATGCTTTCAGAAAAGACCTTAAAGAATATGCTAAAGCTCATAAGGAAGAATTTAAAGATACAGATTTATCTTATGATAACATAAATATAGTATTAGACCAAATTATAAATGATGAACAGGTTCTTAATGATGAAGACTTACCTATATATGATTTTTACGTAGAAAATCGTAGGAAATATATCAAATATAGTCCAGTTAAATATGATGTAAATAAGTCTTGGAGTGAACAATCTAAAGCTGCTAGAGATAATGCTAAAATTGATATAATTCTCAGTGTTCTACGTAATCAAGCTACAGTAGGTAGAATACTTAAACCTGGTGGTTTTGAACATCTTAAAAGTCTTGCAGGACTTATGAGATCTAAAACTGGTGCATCTAAAGAAGCATTAGATGTATATGATGTTTTATCTAATGATGTAATGGCCATTAGAAATATGGTAGGTAAGCAGTTGGTAGGTATAGCTGCTAACCATAATGCTCACCATGCTTTAAGACAACATACTAAATTAAGTTTTAAAGATCAGATGCAATTCGATGGTATAGTAGCTAGTAGTCTACATAATAAGTCAGCTTTAACTCAATTTGAAGTTAAAGGTAATAAATTAGTAAAAGTAGATAGTCCTAATAGATTAGTTACTGACAACTTATCAGAATTCTTAGCTGCTGTAGTAGATAATGCTAAAGACCCTGTATCAGATGCTATAGGATATACACTAGAAACAGCTGACTTAGTATCAACTATAGTAGCTTTAGGATATGACCCTGCTACTGCTTCTGTATTTGTTAATCAGCCTATTATTAAGCATATACAGAAAGAAATGTCTAAGAATCCTAATAAATCTGAAAATACTATTATTAATGAAGTAGCTGAATCTGTTGGAGTAGACTTAGATGCAGTACAAGATGCTCCTAATATTAATACATTAGAAATGTTTAATGCTGTCGGCACTTCTGAAATAAATAATGACCTGCAGAAAAGAGTGTTAATGGCTTATTCTAAATATAGAGAAATGGCTAATGCCATGAATAAGTTAGTACAAGCTACTAAAGCAGATACTACTCCTGTAGGGCCTACATTAGCTGATTCAGAAGTAATGATGGATTCACGTCAAGATATTACTAGTAAGGCTTTCCCAATAGAAGGAGTATCAGATTTTATTAGTGAATCTGAATTCTCTACTAACTTAGAGGTAGCCTTCTATAAGTATGGTATTTTAGAGCCAACACGATTAGTTTTGAATAGTTTATTCCCATATTATAATAGGCTATTCTCTGAGGTTAAATATGCTATTAAAAGTAATACTAAGTATAATAGACTATCAGCTAAGCAGATAAATGAAATCAATAATAAGGTATTGACTTTTGTAATGTCAGGGTTTGACTTCTTTGATATAGAAGAGGGTAGAAAATTAGTTACTAAGTTACCATTAGCTTTGTTCAAATATATTGAAAGTCATCCTGACCTTAAACAAAATGCTTTGTTAAAACGATTAAGATATGAAGCTTCTACTGATAGGATTCCAGTAGATAGATTAGTATTTGATAATACTGGTAGTTTTACAGCAGAACAAAGAGAAGATGTTCAGAATGCTTGGGAAGATTTATTAAATAGTACTAATGATGAGTACAGAAGATTAGGATTAGCATTAATTAAATATAGCTTCTTTACTTCTGGATTATCATTTAGTCCTAATGGATTTTCACAATTAATTCCTACAGATGCTTTCTTAACACATGTTAAGGACTCTAAAGGTATGTCACTTAGTGATTATCTATATAATTCTATGGATGGAGATTTGTTTAATTCAGAACAATTTAATAGTTTTGTAGAACAGTTTTATCGTAATAATTATAATAATAGAGCATACGTACCTAGAGTAAATGAAGATATGTCTAATGTAGACACTGCAGTAAGAGATAATACTACTGGTAAAACAGTAGGTTTTACTGTTAATATGAATGGTAAAAATGATGATTTTATAGTAAGGATTAATAATTTCAAAAGAGCAGTTCCTTATATAGCTCATGAAGATTCTAAAGGTAATATAAATTTATATAGGTTAAAACAAGTTAAAGAAGGTATTGCTGAATATAGATTAGTAAGTAAATTAGGTATTCCTAATCATGTTCAGGAATATAACTTAAATATGAATGTTCCAGAATCTATGTTTGAGTTTAATAATGTAACTATTAAGAGTGAGACTAATGTTAAGGTAGAAGAGAGTAATGTTAAAGAACCTGTACAAGGTCAAAATGTAGATGATTTCCTTAAAAGAGAGGGTATTACTGATAAAGATATAGATAACTTACCAGATTGTATTGGAAAAAAATAAAGAGACATGAGTTGTACATATTCTGATGTAATTAGTGATTTAGAAATTCTCGTAAGACATGAATTTAGGGGAAATGCCAAGTCTGTTAGATTTGAAGGCATGAAGGCTATAATTAGTTATGGCCCTCAATATCAAGTTAAAAAACGAGATGAGGCTTATAGAATGGCTCAGAGAAAGTTACAAAAAGTATATGACTTTATAGAAGATAAATTAGGTCCAGCTTTTACAAAAGGGTGGGGCTCTATAGATTCTTCTAAAACTGATGCCATAGAAGTATATTTAGAAGTTCCTTATTATGTTAGAGAAGCTTATGCTAGGAAAAAAGCTAAGACTTTTCAGAGAGATATAAATTATTTCATGGGAGACAGAGCCTTAATGGAACAAGAACAAGGCTTAGATGATGAATTATATCAATTATTTACTTCTTCTGGAGAAGCACCTGATGCTAAATTAGAAAGAGTTCTTATAGAGTTTCTTAAAGAAAATGATATTAATGTTGAGTATGTTAATGACTTAAGAGATCGTAAAGGTATTAGTGCTGCTGGAATATCTTTCTTAGCAGACAGAGTTATTAAAATAGCTAAGAATAAGGCAGATATTACTACTCTTCCTGAAGAAGCTGCTCACTTTATAGTAGAAATGCTTCGTAGTAATGAGACTCTTTATAGAGCAATGTATAATTTAGCTAAAAGGTCAGATACTTTTACTAAAGTTTATGAAGAGTATAGTGAAGTTTATAATAATAACGAAGAGAAGATTGTTAAGGAAACTATGGGTAAAATTCTTGCAGATTATATCATTAAAAGACATAAAAACATGCAGGATTTACCTACCAATAGAAGAAATCTTTTACAAAGGATTTTAAGGTGGATATATTCATTTTTTGGTAAGACTAAGAGTGAAAAACTTCAGGAGGCTATAGATGATGTTTATGGTGAAATAGCTAATAAGATATTTAATAAAACTTTAGAAACTGACCCTACACAGTTAGGGGCTGAAAGAATCGATCATAAAAAGAGTGACCCTTTAGTAGCTGAATTAATGAGTGGCATCAATAGGATGTTTAAAAGGGCTGACATATTAGAAGCTAAGAGTGCTGAAGAACAGGATGAAAATAAAGCAGAATCTCTTAGAAGAGCTGCAGCTATGATACGATATAATTTGTATACTAAAAGGGAGCCAGAAGCAGCCATTGCTCTCTACTTAGATTATATAGATAATGAAGAATTAAGTATTATTATTAATCAGATTCGTAAGTTTAGAGAAGACCCTAAGAAAAATAAACTTACTAGTTTTCAAATAAACCGTATTCAAGATATTATAGATGCTAACGAAGCCAGTATATCAGATATTAATAGAATACTTAAATGGACTCCAGAGTTTAAGGATATTTATAATAAAGTAGAAGAAAGGCTTAAATCTGCTTTAAATCACTTATCAGAAGCTAAAGAATTTGTAGATATTCTCAATAGAAATAGGACTCAAGAGATTATTTTAGAAAACAGAGTAGAGGGTAGTAAGTTATCTGTAGAAGATATAGTAAATTCAAGTATAGGAGATATAGGTTATTTATCTAGATGGTTTGGGCCTTTAAGGACTTCTAGTAATGAAGTCCTTAGAATGGTCTATAATATGGTTGCCAATGTATACAATGAAACTCATAGAGAAGTTATTTCAGAAGGAAATGAAATGCTTCTCCTTCAAGAAGATTTTGAGAAAGCAGGTTTCAGTGGTAAAGACCTACATGAATTAGATGAGAATGGTAAGAAAACTGGTTTCCTTATAGCTGAAAGAAAATGGGGTGAATATTATAAGGCTAGAGAAAAAGTCAGACAAGACTTAATGAAACATTTTAATAAAGAAGTATATTCTGATATTATCCCAGAAGAATTAGATGAAGAGGAATTAAAATATTATAATAAGAAGTGGTCTGAATTTTTTAAGAAATATCATAAGTATGTAGATGGACAATCTATACCTAATCCTCCTATAAATGAAGAGTTTCAGAAGCGAATGAAAAATAAAGCATTTGCTGCTTATTATAATAAAGTTTTAGAGATTCATAGGAGGTCTAAAGAAATGCTTCCTAGAAAGTATAAAACTGGTATATATGAATGGATGTTACCTCAGATAAGAAAAGATATTATGCAGACTATTAAAGACTCTGAAAACCCTCTGTTTAAAGAGTTAAAGTCTCGTATAAAAGAAAACTTTACTATTACTGAAGATGACATCGACTACGGTAGTCAAGACGTATTATTAGATATTAACGGTAAGGTAGTTAAAAAAGTACCTGTTCATTACACTAAAAGATTAGAAGATCCTAATCAATTATCTAATGATATTACATCTATGTATGCTCTCTATTATGAAATGGCTTTAAATTTTAGAAGCCTATCTTCTAGATTAGAAGATATTATGGTTATAAAGAGAGTTATGGGTAGTTCTGTAATACGTCCTCAAAATAAGACTGATAATGAAGGTAATAAGCTTGGTTATGAAACAAATGCTTATCAAGCTCTAGAAGACTTTATTAACGCTTATATTTATGGTGAAGAGAAGAATAAATCTTATATTACTTTACCTAATGGTAAAAGAGTAGAAATTAGTAAACTTGTAGATAAATTTAGGTCATTAGTAAGAAGTAGTAACTTGTTCTTTAATATCCCTACTATAATAAGTGGACATGTTAAAGGTAGTATAGATTCTAAATTAGAAGATGTTATGGGTTTATATACTACCCAAGAATCTAAACTATTTGCAGAAGCTGAATTTGATAGGAATCTGCCTAAAGTTCTCTTAAATGCTGGTAAAAGATATAAAGAAACTAAGATGGAGCATCTATTCATGAGATTTGGTGTTTCTAAAGATACCAGAGAAATATTTAAGAGACTGGATATGCAAGATAGACTTTCTAGAACTACTTCTGATGACTTATTATATGGTATATATGAAGCTTCAGACTTTAGAGTTAAAGGTAAGTTTGCATTAGCTGTAATGGACAATTTTAGGCTTGTAGACGGCAAATTTATCACTAAAGCACAGTTTGATAGACTAATCCATAAAAAGGGTCGTAAATGGTCTGATTTTAAAGATAAAACCTTATATAATGCTTATGATTTTAAGAATAATAGATTGATAGTTAAGCCTGAATTTAAGAAGTATGTTACTAAAGATATAGAAAATAGAGTAGCTAATATCATAGCAGATAGAACAGCCTCATTAGAAGGAGTTCCAGGAAGGTTAGACAGAGCACAAATATATAGAGGAATGTGGGGTAGGATGTTAATGCTTCACAGAGGTTGGATGATTACTGGTGCTGCAGATAGGTTTAAAAAGGGTGGAATTAACTATCAAACAGGTGAATTTGAAGAAGGTTATTATCGTACTGTAGGTAGAGTTATAGCTAAACTGATTAATGATAAAAATGTAATTAAGTATAAATTATCAGTATGGGAAACTCTTAGTGAATATGAAAAGCGTAATGTTCGTAAATTCATGACTGATATGCTTGTTACAGCAGGATTTATGATATTAGCTAGAATAATTCAAGGAATAGCAGATGATGATGACGATGATTGGGAATTGCAATATCTAGCATATCAATTTAATAGAATTGAGTTAGAACAAGCTGCATTCTTTAATCCACAAGAAATTCCTAATATTTTGAATTCTCCGTCTGCAGCTGTTAGTACTTTTGAAGACTTACAGAACTTATTTTTTGCTATATGGGATAATGATGAGATTGAATATGGAGCTTATGAAGGAATGACCCAACGTGAGAAATTTCTCATCAAAAGAACTATATTAAAGAATATTTGGGAACTTCCTTATATTAAGGATAAAAATAAGTACATTAAGACTCAGATTCTATAAAAAATCGATTATTCTGACAATCAGGTTTCGGAAAAATAGTTATAAATCCAATAGTAAGGGGGGTAATAAATACTCCCCTTATTCTATTGAATTCTTCTTTAATATCTCTGATAATAATTGTGGTTTATAATTAATAGCTTCACAGGATACATTTATATACCTACTATCGTTTATTTTTTCTTCATGAATATGACCATGGATATTAATACATCCACGTAATTCTGAAGGATGAATAGGTATATGAGATAAAATGAATCCATCATGTTTACTAATTATATAACCACCTATACAATTTACGTAGTTGAGTAACTCTGTATTATGAGCTCTTCTACATAATTCATGGTTTCCAAGTAATACTTTTTTATACCCTTTTAATAACTTTAACTTAGAGTACTCTTTAGATTTTTCAAGACTTATATCTCCTAAAATCCATATAGTATCTCTTTTAGTAACAGTATTATTCCAAGTATTAATTATGTAATTATCATGCTCTTCTACAGAGTTGAATCCTCTACGTAAGGCCATATTAGTATGACCTAAATGTAAATCTGATATTACATATACATCTCTCATTACTGTAAATTACTATAATAAAGATAAGGACTTCCAGCATCTGGAATTTCTTCAGTCTCTGGAAATTTAATCTTATAGTCAGGTTCAAATTTTATGTAATATTCTACCAATTCTTCTTCACGTATGACCTTTTTAAGCTCTTTATTCAGTTCTTCTAATTTTACCATGTTGTGTATGGTAATTACTTTATTATCAGTATCTATTGTGAAATTCATAGCAATTTATTTTAATTAGTTATATCAAATTAATTTAGAAAATCCTCTAACCACTTCAAGTTCTATAAGTTCATGACTATTATCTTTAACATAGTTATAAACAGTTTCAGCCTCTTCATCAGTTTTAAAATAAAATCCAACCCTATCTCCTGATGTTTTTACTATAATAAGATAAGGTTTATTTCCTAGATTGAATCCATCTGCAGGATAATATACAATCTCTTCAATATTTTTTACTTTAATTAAGTGTTTCATAATGCTACAATATTATCAATTCTTTTTAAAACTTTTTTCATCCATTTTCTAGAAGGACGACATAAGAATCTACCTAAAAAACTTATAAGATCTACTCTAATACGATTTATTTCAGATAAAATTTTATAATAATTACTTTGAAATTCTTCATCACTATATCTAATCATATAAAAATGAAATTTTTCATTAGTACCGTATATTTGAAATATAGTAGGGGATATTACTTTTTTAATAGTAACTGCTTTTTGTGAATATTTAGCATGTGTATCATTTGCTATAATATCCCCAAATCTATATCCTTTAGATATTTTATTTAAATAAACAATATCATATTTTTTCATAACTATAATTTTTAAATTGTTTTAAATACTTACTTAATATTATAAAGGTTTATTCTATTACTCAGGAAGTACTAACAAACTAACTGCATTTATACAATCATCAGTATTCCAATCTTTATCACAATCAAACTCATAAGGTCCAGGATAATTAGGATCTACTAAAGTAATATATACTTTATTTTCCACCCAATCATAAGTTACTGTCTTTATAGACTTATCAACCTTCCTAGTCTTTTTCCTCATTCTGTCTTTAAAATAATCTTGTAGATATTCTGGAATAGGTTCAAATAGAACTTTATTATTTGAGTAACGAGATATTATAGTTTTATCTCTAATATATTCTATATCTTCTTCAGACAATGTTATATATTTTCGCCCCTTCATGATTTTAAGTTTTTTCTAAGTTCTAAGAAATTCAATTAATTCATCCGAACCTTACTTTTTACTCTTTACAATTTTCTTTACTTCATCTACTGGCATACTTAACCAATCGAAAGGAATACTAAATATTACTTCTCCATTCCATTCTTCAAGGCTATCATCTATAATATAACATTCTTTAAAATCATCACTAAATGTTAAATAACAAGGATAACCGTCACTTAACATTGGATATTCTTTTGGTCGTATTTCATGTAATTGTTTTCCTAGAGATAATACCTCATTATAAATTTGTTTATGAAATTCAATATGTTTTTTAAAATCTTCCTTTGCTATCATCTTTAATTTATTTTATATTATAATGCTTCCCAATTATTCTCAACCATATACCTATATTGAATAAATCCTCTAAAGTTATTACACCATCCTGGAATTCGTTTTACAGTTCTACCATCTTCAGAAAGAACAAATTTAATAAAAGATTTATACTCATCGTCAGTCATTGCTCTAGCACAGTGCTCAAATGGACTCATATGTTTAGATTTCAACAATCTATCATGTAATTCAATATCTTTCTGATAATCAATTTTACCATCGAAAGTCATGTATGATAAACGAGCACATCTAGCTGTAGCTATTTTAACTTTATTCTGTTCGTCATAGTCTTTAAAACCAGTATTATCAATTTTTTCAACTTCAATACGATTTCCTACAAAATCAATCATATCTCCAAATGGGATATGCCATTCCCCAGGTTCAAGAACTTTAGGTTTAGATTCATTCACTGCATCCCATAAAGATTCTGCTAATGCTTGGATATGTATTTCTGCAGGTGATTTAGATATTTTCCACCATTCTTCTTCAGTAAAATTTTGTTTACCATAGTAAGCTTCATAATCTTTCCTACTCCTAAAAACTATATTATCAGTATCAGATAATTTTTCATTTGGATTAATATATTGTGGGCATCTAAGTTCGAAGAAATTATCTAATTCAGTAGTAGTAACTAATACAGTATGCCACATAAATGGTTCAAGAAGACGATTACAGAGTTGCTTTGTTACATCTAATAATAAATGTTTATTTTCTGGTTCTATCCAGTTATCTCCATGCAATTCACAAGCTCTTTCCACAGCATTGTCTTTTGCATGTAACCAACCTTCTTTACACCTATTAATAAGTTTCTCATCAGTAATATACGCACTTCCTTGCATTCCTTTATGGTCTTTTTGCCATGCTATAGGAATAAAAGGGCATTCTTCAATCTGTTTAACCATTTTATTAAATGGAATAGCACGACTACTAGCTGAATTCCTACTAAACATTCTATGAGTCATTAACTCTGAATGAATAAATCTAGGATATGTAGCTAAAAATGATATAATTCTATCTCCTTGTTTATTTATACTATCTTGTACTATCTCTACTCCAATCTTTTTCATATAATCTATTTTAATTAAATTAAAGGGAAGTCCCATTAAGAGACCTCCCTATAAATTTAACGCTATGGATTTAACAGGATAAATTCATGTTTTGAGAATTCCAGTAGGTAATCACTTAATCTAGTACCATAACTATCTGCCGGATTATATCTACCATTAGTTCTTAAGAATCTTTTTACTCCTGAAGCTCCTGCTAAATGTGCAGCAGCTAATAATCCAGCTTCTGTTATCTTTATACCTGCTATGTATTTACCTTCATATTTCTCAATAGTACTTTCCAAGCGTTTTCTGTTAATTTTTAGAAGCATTATTATTGCTTTATCTTGAGCTTCTTCTGGAAAAATACTTGGATTTTTTCTAAATTCAGAAACTCTAAGTGACCCATATCCTACCTCTTTAAGTGCAGCCCTACCAAATTGGTATTTTCCAATATACCCTAATGTATTTACTACATTTGGATTATTAGAAGATTCTTTGTATGCTAAATGATTTAGAAAATTTTCTAATCCTAATGAATTTAATTTATGAAACTTTTCAGTTTCAACTTTAACTTTAAATCTCTCTAAATCATATTCCATATTCTCTTCTAACATCTCTACAGGTAAAGTAGAGGTACTAGTAAATGTAGCAAAAGCTACACTTAAAATTAATAGAATAATTACTCTTTTCATATAATATAAATTTACTGTTTACTTCGTCGCTTTATTCTAAATAAAGTCTTATCTCCAAAGATTTCTAGACATAAATTTACAACTAAAAATGCTGGCCATAATAAGATTATTAGTAAAAATATACATAAATCCATTAAAGTTATTTCAACTTCTTCTCTAAGATAAAATCTTTCTTTAACTTCAATGAAAGCCATAATTGAAGCTACAATAAGTCCTACTAATAAATACAATAAAACAAGTGTGTTCATAATATAAATAATTTAAATAGTTAATAATTAGTCAATTAAATCTTCAAAATTTGTCCATCCTTTATCTTTACAAATAAGAACTAATCCTCCAATAATATCTGCTACATCATTTTTACGTAGTTCTTTAGAATTCTTAACTCTAGCTAATTTTTCGTCAAGTCTTGACCCATAAGGATGGTGTTTAGCAAATATATCTAGAGGTTTTAATGCAGAGTTACCATAAGCTTTATCCTTAGCTTTCTGCATTTTTAACAAACTACTATAAATCTTTTCAAAGTCATCACCTTCTACAAAATTTGGTATCTTTAATTTATTTACTGAATCAGTTTTAATGTAAAGATCATTCTCCTGTTTTTTCATAAAATCAGAATATACTTTCATTGAAACTTCATCATTATAACATGTTCCTACAAATTCCCAATCTTCTGGAATCAATTCTGCTAATGTCCCTACTGTATCAGAACTAATACTGTATTTGTGATGTTCTGAATAATTTTTACCTTTTTTAAAAAATTCGTTACTTTCCCCCACAAATTTATAAATATTCTCCATATTATTATATTTTAATGATTCCACCAATCTACTACTTTAGGGTCAGCTTTTAAAGGTACTCTTGTATAAAATTTAGCTCCAGCTCTTTCCATACAATCTTGTACTATAACAGCCACTTCATCTGCTAAATCTTCTTCAGCTTCTAATAATACTTCATCATGTACAATATTAGTAAACAGTACTTTAAAAAGCCATCCTCTTTTTTGCAATTCATTAAATATATAAACACCTGCTAATTTAGTTATTTCTGCCGAAGTACCTTGAATAGGATAATTATAGGATTTACGTTCTATTATCCCCTGCATTTTAAAGAATTTACGTACTTTTGGCTTATAATAACTATAAAATTTATCAGTTTTAGCATATTTATGATGTCTATATTCTTCCCAAAATTTAGAATCAATTTCTTTTTCTAATTGCTTATATTCATCAAAAAAATCTATAAAAGATTTTCTTCTACTAATGTCATTAAATTGCACATAACCATATTTAAGAGCATCTTCTTTACACTTTTTAAAATAATTTTTTACCCCTTTAAAACTATTAAAATAAGCTTCATAAATAGCATTTCCTTCTTCTATAGGAATTGATAAATTTTGAGCTATAGTAATACCTTGCCCTCCATATTGAATAGCAAATCCAGCACTTTTAGCTTTTTGTCTAAGATCTGGACGCTCCTTTTTAACTTTCTCTAATGGAATATCTTTTAAATCTTCATGGAAACATAATTTAGCAATATAGCTGTGCATATCTCCTAATTTTCTGTCGTAAAATTCCAACAGAGCAGGGTCTAAAGTCTTATTAGCAAATACTACAGCTTCTTGACCACTATAGTCACAATTCACTAATTTATAACCTTTAGGTGCAGTAAAGCATCCTCTAGTTTCTCCATCAGCTGGGATATTTTGTAAATTAATATGATCTATTCCTGTAGTACTATCTTTACCACCACAGGACATTCTTCCAGTTGCTTTAATTTGTGTAAAATTACTATGAAGCCTACCAGATACTTTATTTATCTGGTCTAAAAAAGTTTGTCCATAAGTAGTTACAACCTTTTCTGCTTTCTTATACTCTAAATATAAAGGAATTATTTCAAACTTATCTTTTTGAGGTATTAGTATCTTAGCTTCTACTGAATCTTTAGGCAATCCAGTTTTATCATCTATAGTAGTGATATCAATTCCTAATTCTTTAAATAAAGGTATCACTTGCTTTTGTGATGACCAATTTATAGAACATTTTCTTTCAGGATTAAACAGGTCTAATTGTCTATCAATATATTTAAATAAATTATGAGAAATGACCCAATTATCTAATTTAATTTTACACTCCTGAAATCTCTTATAATCCTTTTCCATCTTTGCAGCCCATTTATCTCTATCAAGATAAATACCGCAATATTCTATATAAGCAAGTACTTTTACAAAAAGATTATCTAAAGCTAGAGCTCTTCTTAAATCCCATTTATCAATCTCTTTAAGCTGTTTGTTCATAATGGGTTTTAGGTATTTTACATCATCTGCTCCATATATAATGACTTTTTCCGATAATCCTTCTGTAATAATTTTACCTCTAATTTCCTTATCTAATTCTACCCCCCAATATTTATAAGCAATATATTTTAAAGATTTCCTAGCTCCTTCTATACCAGTATTTAGTACCATCTCTGCCAACATAGTATCATATATATTTGATGGTACTATCCTTTGATGGTATAGAAACTTTAGATCAAATTTAGCATTTTGAAATATAAATGTTTTATCAGGATCTTCTAATAGTTTTTTATATTTCTGTAAATTTACAGTAGAAGCATCTATAACAAACTGATCATTATAAGTACCTAACTGTAAGGAAAGGATCCTTTTAGTGTAAGGATCCAAACCTTCAGTTTCGGTATCAACTCCAATATACTTAAATTTATTAAGATATTTTAAACTATCTTCTACTGTGCAGTGCTTAATATTATTGCTTTCAAATATTATTGGTTGATTAGTTATATAATATATCATAACTACTTCCCTCCTTATCCAACTGCACAAAATTACAATTATTTTCCTGTATGACCAAACCCTCCTCCACCTCTTTTAGTATCTGATAGAGAATTTACTGTATTCCATTCTACTGGAATTACTTTTTCAAAAAATATTTGAGCTACCCTATCACCTACTTTATAAGGAAAAGGACAATATTCATTACATTCAAACATTATTTTCCATTCCCCTCTATAATCACTATCTATCTGTCCTGGACTATTCTTAATTGATAATTTTTCATCAAAGAATTTAGTAATACTACTTCTAGGAACAATTACTCCTTTATATCCTTTAGGAATTTCAGTAGCAAATCCTAGATTAACTAGATAATGACTAGGGAAAACTTTAGTTATTTCAGCAGCAAATACATCAAAACAAGCAGCTTCTTCAGTTGCTTTTACTGGAAGTTTTGCATCAGGATGTACTAATTTAATTTTTACATCAATAGGTTCTGTCATGCTAATAACTTTTAAACAATTTCACAATTACCTCCACCACAAGCGACTTCTCCTCGTAAGTCTGTATTATCAAATGTTTCTACTACTTTAGACAAATCAATATCTTTTAAGCTTTTATAAGCCTCCTCATACTCTTCTTTAGTACAAGATTCAAATGGGGCTTGCTTATAAGTATGTTCAACATAAGGAAGTACAGATATTCCACTATATAAATCCCTATTTATCCACATCCAATTAGCAACTTCATCCCATTCATGTTCTTTAATAGATACAGTACAGCTTACATTATGAGAATTATAACCTTTAATAAATCCAGGTTTAATCCACTTATCTGTAATTGCATGTACTCTATTCAATAAATCTATAGCTGATTCATCTCTAGTAACTGCTCCTTCTGGTGCTTTTTGCGGAACTTTGATAATAGCAGTAGTATCAGGATTAAAGTAATCATCTTCTAAAAGTTCTGGATGATGTATTGTTAGATAAGTATATAAAGCTTCTGTTTTATTAAGCCTAATACGTCTCCAATAATATTTATCATGCCAAGCATGTATTCCAGAAGATGTTCCTAATACCAAACTAGTAGTCCCTGCAGGTTTTACAGTAGTAACCCTAGCAGCAGGATTAATACCTATTTTAGCTGCATATTCTCTATTAACTTGTACAGCTAAATTAGCAGCTTCTTCTATATTATAGTCAAATACCTTCATTGAAGCAATACCTGTTTGAGAAACCCCCAATAATGCCTCTTTTTCACAATTTCTACGCCAACTATCTCTTAGATAGTGGAAATCTGTATAACTTGCTTGAAGAGTACCAATAATAGTAGCAGCTTTAACTCTATCATTAAAGTCTTGCTGTGATACTAAATTAGAAACATTTACTTCAGTAAGATTACACATTTGTTCAGAATGTAGTGATACCTCATGACCTTTATTGTTAACACTCTATAAAGAGTGTGCCTAGTCATTTCTGCTAGGCTCTGCATATTACTATGCAGAACAGACTATATCATCACCCATTACTGGGGCCTTTCGTCCAATAATTTGTATTTAAAAGAATCTGTTATGTATGGTCTAATACCTTTCATAAATTTATTAATATCTTTTGTTCTTAAAGTTAGATAATAATACTTACCGTTCTTATTTATATTCCACTCCAAATTTAATTTATCTTTTAAAGCCTTCTTTAAGATGAATAAATCTCCATAAGAAAGTCTTTTAAGATTTAGAGTTACTTTATATGAAGGATTGACCATACCTATATTAGGTCTAAAATCTTTATAAATAGACCCATCACTCATATATAAAAAGGATAAGGCTTCATAATCTAATAATTTTAAGGCGTGTACATCAATACTTTTATAGTTACCTACATATATTCTATCTCTTAATTTAGTAAAGAATGGGTGTGTTTTTGTTTCTAACCTATATTGAGGTTGTCTGCCTTCTCCTTTATCTACAGAATATATTTTAGTACTGGTAATGTTTTCTAAAATATCTCTACATAAAAGAACATAATCTTTATTTTTTTGTATCATATTCATTATAAACTTGGCATTTTTCTTATACTTATACACGCCTCCGTCTCCCATTACCATAAAAGAGACTAACTTAACCAATTCCTTTTTATCAGTGATTTTTCTCATAACAAATTATTATAGTCGTTACACAATTCATATCGAATTAGCACGGTATTGTCCTAGTAGGAGTTCTACCGTTTTTAGAAAGGTTTTCATAGTAGATTACTCTATTATGCCGCTATCATTAACGGATTAAATCCCATTTCTGGATTATTAGTCCAAGAAATACCAGGCTCACCACTTCCTGAAGCTTTAATGTATTCCCACAAATCAAAGAATGTTTCTTTAGTAGCTCTTGACCTTACTAAAACTACACTATTATTAGCTCTACCTCTTTGTGGATTTAATTCCCACCAGTTACCTGTTTTACAAGATAACATTTCTTTATCATCCACAGAGAATAATGATATTAGTGCTGCTCTTCTAATACCTCCAGATAGTACAGAATCAGCTATATGACACATAATATCATGTACTTCTATAGGCCTTAACTTACTATTATCAGGTTTATTATCTAATATACCACGTACTTTGGTAATACATTCTTTTAATGGTTGAGGACCAGGTGCTTTACCTCCAGAAGTAATTAATAAACTACCCTTAGGTCTAATTTCCCTATAATCGAATTCTATTGTAGAAGAAATCATACCAAAGTAGGATTTCATCAACATTTTAATAGCATCAGCCCACCCAACTATACTATCTTCTATTACATATCTCCTAACTCTATTAGGATTAGGTTTTCTGATATAAGGTAACTGTTCAACATGATGTTTTTGAACGGAATATCCTACACCAGAACCACTTAGTAATAGAAACATAGCTTCTTGGAAGGCTCTATAATCATTCATAGCCATGAAGCTACAATTATAAAGTCTAGCAGGGTTAACATCTGCTGCAGGCCCTGCAAACTGCATACTCCTCATTGAAGGAAGTACCTTTTTGTTTAAAACAAATGAATATGCCCATTCAATATCATCCTTTAATTTAGGAAATTTCTTCAGGTGCATATTCTTATTCCTATCTACAATCTCCTGCCAAGTTTCCCTACGATTTAAATCATAAAGATACCTAGCATACTTGTTAAAAATAGTAATCTCACTCAAAATCTCTCTACTTCTATCCATATTACTATTCATATTAAAATATTTAGTTATTAATAATTTTTAAGTAATTCATCAATTATTGGATGTCTCCAATTAGTCTTAAGACTATAATATCCTACTCCTTCTACAATTTGGCTTAATTCACATAATCTTTTAAATCCAGATTCTTCTTTATTAATTAAAGCTTGATCTATATCACCACAGAAAATCATTTGAGAACTACGACCTAATCTAGTAAAGAAAGCAATAGTGTCTTCTTTATTAAGATTCTGTGCTTCATCTACTATTACTATTGAATTATTAAAAGTTCTACCTTGTACAAACATAGTAGGTACTATCTTCAATACTTTATCTTTAACTAGTTTATCGTAATTTTCACATCCTTCTATATCTGTGATAATTTCGATTATAGGGGCAAGCCAAGGGTCAAGTTTTTGTACAATATCTCCAGGAAGAAATCCAATATTATGTTCTTTTTTAAAAACTGGGGGTCTAGTAATTATAATATTTTTAATTCCTGAATTCTTACGCCCTAGAGCATACTGCTCTAGAGCATAAGTTGAAGCTAATCTAGTCTTCCCAGTTCCTGCTCTTCCTGCTAGACAAGTAATTACATTACTTTTTATGACCTTTTTAGCTTCTAATTGATCTTTACTAAGACTTTCATTATACTTCTGGATTGGTGCTTTTGGTACTCTTCCCATAGATTATCTTTTAAAATTAATCATCATAATAGGTTTCCTTAATTATATCAATTTTACTACTTAAATCTACATCTTCTGGAAATTCTTCTAAGTTAAGATAGTCTATCCATTGCTGAATCAATTCTGGATCTCTGTATACTACTTTACTGATTAAATCATATACATGCAGCGGATAATACTCAAAAGTAAATTTAATAATCTTAGCTTTACTTTCTTCACTAATCTTACTGTATTTACCGTTAATAAATTTAATATAATCTTCTAAATACTCATCTTTAATTTTTAAGATTAAAATATACTCATTAGTATTTTCTTTGTGAAAAAGGGCGTCAAAGATAGGAATATTTTTATAATAATCAAAAAAATCTTCGGAAATATTTTCACCGTCGATTAATAAGACTAATACTTTATCCTTATCTCGATACCTTATAAAAGTATTTTTAAGATTATCTAATAATGTCTGAACATTTTTTTGATAATCAGATAGTACTAACGGTAAAATGTAATTTTTTGACTTATTCATACGCCTCTACCAACTTCACGATTAAACTTACTATTAAGATGCTTTAAAATTATAAATAGGTTTTAAAATATCTATAACTTCTACAGTACCTTTAATATTATTTATAATTTCATCTATAGGCTTATAAGCCATAGGTGACTCATCTAAGGTATCTTTAGTTACAGAACTACTATAAATACCTGACATACTCTTAACATATTCATCATAATTAAGAGTTTCAAAAGCTTTTTTACGACTCATTAACCTTCCTGCGCCATGCGGTGCAGAACAATTCCATTCAACATTTCCTAATCCTCTACATAATAATGTCCCCTCCTTCATATTAATAGGTATAACAACTAATTTATTTAATAGGGCACTTATTGCTCCTTTTCTTACAATATAAGTGTCATCATCTATACTTTTTGCTATAAAATTATGAATAGTATTAATAGTTTTCACCCTAAAATTTAGATTCATATTTCTTAAAATAATATAAGCTATATAAGTTCTATTTAATAAAGCATAAAGGGTTACTTTTTGTACATCTTCAATATAATTATCAAAGTTTTTTCCTATTAAAACAGCATTTTCTTCATTAATAGATCTTTGCTTAATCTTATTAATAGCACTCTGTATTTCCTTTTGTCTACCAGCAGCTTTAAGCCTATTAATAGTACGCTGTATTTTCTTCCTTTTAGAATCTTTTAAGAAATCTATAGCTACTTTCTCATAATATTTAGCTACTTGATAACCTAAACTTCTACTACCAGAATGAATTATAAGATATAAATTACCTTCTTTATCTTTATCTACTTCTATAAAATGATTTCCTCCTCCTAGAGTTCCTATAGACTGTTTAGCTCTTTCAATATCTACATGATCTTTACATTTTAAACTATTTAAAAGTTTAGTGATAAGTATATTATCATTGTAATTTTTATGAACATTTTTACCACTGGGTACAGTATATTTAATAATAGCATCTAATTTTTTAAGATCAATATCTTTTTCTTGAAGCTTAAAAGCAGTGACCCCACAGCCAATATCCACACCTATTAATTTAGGTGAAATCTTATCTTTAACAGTCATAGTAGTACCTATAGTACATCCTTTTCCAGAATGTACATCAGGCATAATTCTAATTTTAGAATCTTTATAAAAGGGATTATTAGCTAGATTTTTTATCTGCTTTAAAGCCTCATCTTCAATGTTATCAGTAAAAATTTTTACTTCTGATCCAAATTTAGTTTTAAAAGTCTTCATGTTAAAGGTGTTTGAATTTCAATCACTCCATTATTTTCTGCAATATGCCTAGGAAGAATAAATTCTTCATTTTCTAGATACCATTTATAATCATCTACTATTTCTAGGATACCTTTATATTCTTTTCCAGTTCTGGTAATCCAGCCTTCAGCAGCCATTTCAATGAATTTATTAGGCATCTTATAAATTAAAGGTAATTCTGGATTTTCTCTAGAAATGTAAATGAATTCAAATGGTGCTACTTCAAAGTCTTTGAAATAAGGAACTGTTTCTCTAATATAGTATACTGCTATAGTATACATAGCAGCTTGTAGATAATATTTATATTTATAAAAGTTTTCCATAAAATTAAAGAAAGTTCCTGTCTTTAAATCTTTAGGGTAAATAACCTTATTTTTATGATCTACTATTACAATATCAAGCATTCCCTTTACTTCTACTCCTCTTATAGTAAAGAAAATAATTGCTTGTTTTACAATCTCTATATTTTCATCATAACTTTCTCTAAATATATCCCTAGTATATTCATGAGATTTTAAAGTAGCAACCATTGTTTGTGCCAACTCTAATTCATCAGGACTTATATATTTTTTGCCCCTTAACATAGCTTTCACCATATTAAGTTGCACCTCAAAGAACTTATCCTTTAAATTAGGGGACTTCTTAAAGTTTAATTTCTTACAAATATCCTTTAAATCAGAGTCTTGTATATTAATTAAGTTATTATCAAATATATACTTTAATATTTTACTATGGTGAGTCCTTCCTGATAAATCAGGTGATACATTACTAATAGTGTATTCTTCATTTACATCATAATCCTCACCTGTTAAATATTTATCAACTATACTTCCAAGTGTAAGACTTGGACTTCTTTTTTCAGGGATACCCTCCATTATTACGGAGGGTCCCTTTTCTTCTAATTCCTTAAAGAATGAATAAGAAGGTCTAGGATCTGCTCTATATTCTTTTTCTGGAATGTCTTGACAACAACTTTTAAATTCTACCATATCTTTCATATTTTAACCAAAATAATATTCTGTAACCATTGTATCCAATTCAGATAATTTCTTACTTCTAGGATGTCTCTCACAAAGAGATTCTGTAATAATTCTAGCTACATGACCTTCAGATTGGTCAGTATTTACTGCTTCTATAAATGCTTTCTTTACTTGTCTATCCCTTATATATTTTTTAGCATGCTTAATAATATCTTCTTTATTATACATACATTATTTCTTTAAGTTAAACAAAAATTCATTTAAAGTTTTTACATCATAATTTAACTTACTTTCTCCAATTCTATTTTTAGAAGTATTTCTCCTATATACTTCTAGATTAATTACTTTTCTAGGAGTAAAAGTTAAATTAAATAATGTATCAGCTCTTTTACTTTTTTTAGGGGAAAAAGGTTTTATCTTTTGGATATAAATTCCAGCCTTATCATATAACCATTTTTGTTTGTATGGAAATGAAATACTACTACTAGTATTCTTTTCATAATAAGCTTTTATTTCTACATAAGAAATAAATTTTCTTTCTCCATCTTCTTCTACTGTAGTATTTACTCTAAATGGAATATCTCTTACATTACCTTTTATAGGCACTTCAGTATTTAAATAAAATATATTTTCAGCCTTTTTATTCCATAAAATAGAGAAGTCAGCAGTAATACTGGCTTCCCTTAATAAATGTTCTGATTTTACAACTGTCTTACCTCTGACATTTTTATAATAATAATTTACTACTGGCTCACTAAGAGGAAAAGTATTTACTTCATATCCCCAATCTTTTACAAATCCAGCTTGTTTTAATTCTTCTAAATAATAAGAAAAATACTCTTCTTCCCTAGACTTAAAATCATAATCAATCATCTGAATCCTCCTCTTCTAAATAATTCTCTGCATTACTATTATATCTCTTATTATATTCATCTACAGAAAAAGCAATTCCTAAATATTTAGAAATAGCTCTTACATACCTTAAATGAGTTGTAGTACCTCTTTTCATTCCTGGTGCAGTATTAATTTCTAATACACGAGCTTCTCCTGTATTTGAATTATATGCAATATCTACTGCACCAAATACTAATCCAAGAGCAGGAATAGCAGCTAATGCTACCTCTTTTACTATATCTGGAACTTCTATTCCCTTCCTACAAAATGACCAACCTTTTTTAAAGTTTCTAATATATTTAGATTCTTCAGTAATAACTATATTCTTTTCTGCACGTCTACTGCTAGACATTTTCTTTTTCTGTACAGCATCTATTACTTCTCCATTAAATACATGAATCCTATACTCAGCATCATTTTCAAAATATTCTGTATATAATTTAGCATCTACTAACTCATCTTCAGTAGTAGCTAATACAATACCTTTACCTTCTTTACTAGATACTAAAGTTCTACAATAAATTATTTTACCATTTCTAATAGCTTTGGCTGCATCTTTCTTTTTTAGATAAAAAGTTACATGAGGTACATCACTTAACTCTAAGTTAATAAGAGTCTTAATTTTATTAGAAGCTAATGCTACATTTTCAGGTCTATTTATAATAATTATATCAGCATTACCACGTCTTAAAGCAGGGGCATCTCCTGCATACCCCCAATTTAATACAACATGTCCAGTTCTTGGGATATAATTTCTATTTGGATATATTCTTTTACATTTAAAATGTCTTGAAATAGCCTTAGAAGATAGACTATTCATTTTGTAAGGAAGAACTTTTAAATTTCTCATAGTAGTTTATTTAAAAAGATTTAACTTATTTATATATATTTAAATATACTAAACAAATTGCCATTCGAGATTTATTAGTGCTAGTATACTTTTTAACTTCAACCTTGTCATAATAAGGTTTAAGTTTTTCTAATATAGTATCTAAATATTTTTCTCTAACATCAATTGCCATTATTTGTTTACCTACATACTCTTTGAGTAATGACATAATTTTGTCAATATACTCTTGTTTCCTGAGATTAACAAGTGATTCAATATTTCCTACAGTAAATAATTGACAATTTAATGTTGGATCTACTGTGACTAATATACTAACATAATTAGCATTTAAAAATATTATTTCTCCAATATAAGGAAAATATTTATGTTTCCATTCAAATACTATTTCTACATCTTGTGTCATTTTAGTAATATTTAAATTATATAAGTTTTTCGTCACTTAAGTATAATAAACATAAAACCATTTCAGACCCATTAGTACTTGTATATTTCTTAATGTTTATTTTATTACAATATGGCTGTACTAATTTCTCCATTTTATCTAAATAGAATTGTCTAATATCTATTAATACAATATTTTTACCAATATGATATTTAATTTTTTTAAAAATCTGTCTAACTATATCTGGAAATTCTTTTAATTCTAAAAGTTCTTCACTTCCTCCTAAAGAACATAATTGACAATTAAAAGTAGGAGAACTATATACTGTTAGAATAATATCGAAAAAAGGATCATGTTCTATAGTTATTTTTCCTGCACTAATTGGGCCAGTAACCCATTCAAATTTTACATTATTAATAGAATCTCTCATATTACAATAATTTTAATTCTTGATCATAATATTTTTTAACTAATCCTACTAAATTTTTAAAATCAAATTCCCATAATCTACCTTTTCTAGCAGCATATGAAGGATGTTCTGCTTCTAGAATGATATGAGCATTTGAGTTTATATATTGTTTATAATCCTGTGCATTCTTACCCCACAAACAGAATATTAATCCACTGTTATATTCTGATAGTCTTTTAAGCACTTCAATAGTAAACCATTTCCAATACTTAAAATGACTTTCTGGCTCACCTTTTTTCACAGTTAAAGCAGTATTATATAAAAATATACCTTGGTTAGCCCAATGTATTAAATCCTTTTTAAACTCTCCTTCATAATTAAAATCGTATTCTACACGTTCTTTTATTTTTCTGAGAGAAGGACTTAATCCATTAGAAGATAAATCATTAGAGAAAGCTAATCCATTAGCTCTATTATTTGGATAAGGGTCTTGGCCTAATATAACTACTTTTAAATCATCATAATTTGTTAATTTAAAGGCATTAAATACCTTATTTTTCTCTGGAAATATTAATCCTTTATTTACTTTATACTCTTTACTCAAAGAGTCTAAAATCTTATAAAAATCAGTAGATAGTAATATAGGACTTAACATCCTATACCAACTACCTACTAATTTTTGTGCAAATTCTTTACTAACTTTCATTCATACTATTTCTTTTATTGGAAAATTAAAATTATTTAAATTGTCGCATTTAACATCTAATACTCCTATAAAATCATGATATTTACTTTGATACATATTCATAAGATCTTTTCTATACTTTATATAAGCTTTTAAGAACTTATTAAGCATTTTATCTTTATAAATAGTATCTATAATAGAGTTAAGAGTAATATTTTTATTAAAAGGATTTTCATCTTTAACTCTAAAAGCATATTCTACAATAGCACTGGTAATAAATATCCAAGCAGCTATCTTATCTTTATTAAAAGTACTGTTATGAATTCTAAATTCTACAGTACCACTACCAGCAAAAGCATAATGATTTAAATTACATATATAATATCTAGAATTAACAGCCCATTTATGCTCATTATATGCATCTATAGGATGGCTCATTCCTATATGAAAAGAATCTAAATCTACATTATCAGATGATAGAAATAAAACTATATTTTCTAGATCATGTTCAAAATCATCATAAGTTATTAGATTTTTATTTAATGGTTGACAATAATTCTTACCAGTACTTTTAAATAAAGCTGTCCTTTTTAATAATAAAGGAAACATTTTATATATTTCATCCTGAACTGTACATACTGTTCTATAAAGAGATACTAACATTTCATCAGAGCGGGAATAACCTCCTATATGGACATGTAAACTTTCATCTACACTTCTAGAACAGTACTTATTCAATAGTTCAGAATGAGTTTTAATAGCTGGAAATACAACATTTTTGTCTAGAATTACAGTAGCATATTCAAAAGAAATACCTCTAGACTTTCTGAGACTACCATCTTTTACTGGTATTAATCCATTAATTAAACATTTATTTTCAGGGATTTTACCTGCATATGTTTCATATTCTAACCCCACAGTAACATTATCTGGTAAAAATTTCCAGAAATGCTTTACTTTAGGTGGATTAAAGTGTTTATTAAAACTGTTGGTAAAACCTTGCAATAATCTATCTGCACTATAATCAAAGGGGAAATTATAACTTCCCCCTAAAGTTGGTCTATAGAACTTTTTATTTGCTTTATTTTTACGAACAAATATACCAGTTCTTATATCTTCTACATATTTACCACTTTTTAATAAAACACTTTCATCATAAAAAATTCCTTCTGAAGGTATAGCAACACTTTTTATAGGATCAAATTTAAAATGAGCATAAACAGGTTTATCCTTCTTGTAATCAACTATACCTTTTACATGTGCTGCACTCTTTAATACATAATTCTTTACATCATAATCATACACTACTAAATTACTATCAATTCGATAATATCGGCCGTTAGGCATTTTAAAGCACTGACGACCGATTTCATAATACTTACCATTATATTTTCTACAATTATCTTTAGGTGCAAGTGTACCATCAAAAGTTTCTACCATTTCCATAGTTATCCTATTTCTGAAAGTTGTTCTTTAAAATTATTTAACAATTCAATAGTATCTTCAGCTAATTTAACTCCTGGATAAACATATAAATCATCTATAGTATCATCTATAAAAGACACTACATTAACTATTTCTTTAGCAATTTCTTTCCTAGTCAATTCATCTTCCATACTATCTAAATAGTCATTATTATCCTTTTCAGTAGAATAATCTGATCCTAATATAGCTTCTTTCTTTTCTTCATCGGAACTATTGAAAACCTCTTCATAATATTTTTCTGCAACATCTTCATCTCTACTACAATCATATTCTAAAGCTTTATTAAAATCATCAAAATCTTCAGGATAATATTGTCCTTCATTTTCAGTAACAGTTCTATAATCTGCTACTGTAGCTACTGATTCTCTACCACCCCTAATAAGTTTAGAGACTTTACTAAATACAGGATATAACATTCCATTATAAACTATTCTTTCACCAATAATTGGATTCCATTCATAATATTTATTGTCTCTAAGATCTAATACAGGATGTAAAGCTATTTTAATTACTTTTTCTGCAAGAAATCTATTCTTCACTTCATCAGTATAAAACTTTTTATACTTCTTATTATATTTACGAAAACTTTTATGGTCTTTAACCATAATCCCATCTATAAAGTAATATACTTTATGATATGAAGAATTAGCTAAATCATTAGGTACAATATATCCTAAAGAATTTACGTGATAAATACCATGAACTATTTTATCTTTAATTTTATACCTACCATTTACAAATACTATTCTATTGTCTTCTAAACTAATTTTATCATCAGCAGAAGGTAAAGCTTTATTAGTAGAATTACTTTGAATTGTAGTACTCTGAGTGTTTTTACTCTTATACCTCATATTCCAGTTAGAATATCCACCATAATTATTATACCAATAGTCATCATAGTCATAACTATGGTTATAATTAAGAAAGCCATTGCCTTGGATATTCTTTCTAGTTATATGAAAATCATCTACTAACTTACCTTCTTTAAAAGTTAATACAGTATTAGCTTCTATTTCTTCAATATTTGGCTCAGCTTCTTCTGAAATTACATATAATGAATTTTCTACTGAAGAAAACCAAATATTATTTCTTCCTTCATAAATATATAATGGCCGCTCTTCTTCATTATCGTTAGAATATTTATTCATAGGACTTTCACCTCTAAATAATTTCAAAGTACTGTCCCTGAAATCATACCAAGCTAATGCAGCCCCTCCTTGATATTCTTCTAAAATAGAATAATCTTTCTTTACAAGTAACGTCCATAATAATACTTGAGAATCATTAGGGGCATGTTCAATTTTCTTACCCTTATCGTAATAAACTAATTTTTCAGGAACATTATATTTCTTCATAAGTTCCTCTTTATTATAAAGAGTACCATTATGAAGTCCCATTCCTATGATATTATCATTCTCATCCCTAATAGCAAAGGGTTGAGTATATTCAATACCCATAGTTAATTTAGCATTTGCAGAAGTTTTTCTAGTATGACCAAATATAGTTGTCTCATTTTCAATATCAGGGTTTAATCTATAAACAACTATATCAGTATATTTTTTGATAGGGCTAGAATTAAAATGTTCATAATATTTTCCTATCATTCTTCCTGCAGCATCACCACCTCTGGGATCATTCATAATACCAAGGATATTAAACTTATCCCATTTAAATTTTTTATTAGTCTTACCATGAAATCCCCAGATACCACAATTAAGAGTATCATAATTAGGTTTGAAGAAATAAGTTATAATCAAATGAACTAACAATGCTACTAAAATAATATTTACCATAATTTAAAGATTTTAATAATTTACACTTTTTAATTTCCTATAAACATGAGTATTTCTAAGACTACCTGAAAATCCATTAGAAGGTGGTATTTGTTCTACTAAATCTATACCTAGAAAATCATAATCTTCATAAGAAGGTTTCTTAAGAGACTCTAGTTTTTCACAATTTTCAGCAGAAGAACAATATTCTACTACTTTTTGTACTTGGTTATAAATCCAGAAAGTATATGCTGGATTTCCAAAATATCCACCTAAAGTACGGAATTCAATTCCATAAGGTGTAGGTCTAAATGCTCCATATGCACCATAATTTTCTCTACGTTGTTTAGTATATGATACTATATCTGAAGGTAAACTAACAAAATAATCATATGCTCTTGCTAGATACAGATTCATAATCATAGGGTCTACATTATCATCTAATACATCATAACCTAGATGAATATGAGTTCCTACAGGTCTGTAAAGAGAATCTCCTAATTTAGGTGATTGCTTAGAACATTTTTCCCAAGCATCTATATAACTGCTACATCCAAATTCTTGACCATCTTTTGTATAAATAAACCTTTTATCAAATTTAGCTATATCTACAAAATCTATATGAGCTCCAGGTTTTTTAGTTTCAAGCAAAAGATTAATCATAGTAATTAAGTAGCTCATATTACTGTAAAATGAGTCTTCAGTACTAGATGGTGGGATATTTCCTTCTATTAAGAGATTATCTTTTAATACAGCAAAACCATTTCCTTTATCTTCTGGATTTTGTTTAGTACCTTCAATAAACATAAAAGAAGGTAAATATTTATTTTTATATCTGATTACAAATTCAGGATCTGCACCGATAGTTTTAAATTCTAACATAGTTATATATTTTAAAGGTTATTTAAAATTATTAGTCAAAATTAGGTTCTTCCCAAATACCAGTTTCAACTAGTAAATCATAGTTAGGATTAAGTTCCATGTTATATACATAAATAATAGCTTTACCATATTTAGTATCTACTATCTGTTTATCATATAACTGAGGATAACCTTCTAATCTATCTAAAGCATCCAGACCCTCTTGGTTATCTACATCATAGACTTCGATAGATATACTACCATCTCCTGGTTTAATTCCAGGAAAGGCTCCTAAATTATACATATCAAAGCCTTTAATTCTATCTGTACCTAGATATTTATAAGGCCTAATCAATTCGTGATTGTAGAATCCCCTTTTTAATGAACCATAAACTGCTACTAACATAATTATAAATTTTAATTATTAACTATTAAAAACAATTCTTCTTGTGAAAAAATTTTCATTTAAAGGAATATCATTTAAAGTAAACTTCTTACTTTTTAAAGCTAATTTTACTATTTGACCAAAGCTAGGACCATGTTTTAAATAATCTTTATTTAAATATACACTACTATAGTCGCCAGAATTTATAAAACTTGTTATACCACTATATCCGTATGGATCATGTGTGATTGTTAATTTTTTAATTTCATCACAATAATATATACGAATATTAGAATTCCTTTTATCTAATAACATTCTAGCTAATTCTCCTTTGGTAATAGTTTTAAATTTAGACTTCATTAACCAATAAATATCCATAAAACTCCTACCTTTTGTAGGATAACATTGAATACGATCATTATCTACATAATAAGTAGCTTTAAAATATCTGTCTGATTCATTAGGAAAAAAACTAAATAAATATTCTTTTTTAGTTTTAATATCTTTACCTTCCTTATAATATATTTTTCTCATGATTATTAAATATTAAAATACATCTGGATTCAAATTAATATCATCATAAGTAAAATCTTTATTTTGTAATGCCAATTGTAACACATCTTCAAAAGTTTCTCCATATTCATGAAAATACTCATCTAAATGCATAGAATATTCATGTCCTTCTGCATTTATAAAACTCGGAATAGCTGAATACCCATGATTAGTAGTTACCATTAACATTTCAACATCATCACAATAATACATTCTTATATTAGAATGTCTTTTATCTAGTAAAATTTTAGCTAATTCTTTTCTAGTAGCTGTTTTAAATCTGGTTTTAAATAGCCAGAATAATTCCCTAAAACTTCTTGCTGCTTTTCGGTAGCATTGTAACCTATTTGTATCTGAATAATAAGTTTCAGGAAAAAAACCTCTATTTTCATTTGGCAGAAGTTTTAAAATAAACTCTTTTTTTGAACGAGCCTTTATATTTTTGCAATAAATCCTTTCTATTGGATAATCTTTTTCACTCATAATCCTATTTCTTTTAATTGTTCTTTAATTAATTTTAAAGACTCCTCTTTACCGTTAAAATAATAATAATCAGAAATATCCTTTAGCATACTTCCAGTATTAATATAAGGAATATTAAATTTTTCCTCTAATTTTTTAGAGAATTTTATACCAGCATCATCAAAATCATAGAATGTAACTATATGATTAAATCTACTTTTAAATTCTTTAATCAAAGAATCTTTAAACTCATAGTTTTCTGATTGAGGTGCAACAAAATTATAACCTAAATCATGCAAGCACATTCCATCTTTTAATGATGAGGCTATGAATAATAATTCTCCTTTTTCTGGAAGTTGTTCGTAACCACTTAATGTATTCGGTAAAAAGCCACTAATCCATTTTAAAACTTTACTTTCTGGTTGATAAACTTTAAATCTAATTACATTGTTTTTATTCTCTACATAAGCATATGCTAAAGGATCTGCTTTAATTACATCATCATTAATAAATATATATAGTAGAGGTCTAACCCGATACTTTTTTAAAGTATCTAGGCTTACTCCATATGATTTCCAATACTCCACATCTCTCCTACGCCACTCTCTACTTTTAATATTTAAAGAAAAGTGCTTCTCTAATTTTTTATAATCAATATTTTTATGAACTTTAGGATTTTTACTAGAACTTCTAGTTCTTATAGTATCTATATAAAATTTATCTTGTAGGTTAAAATCTACTATTATTTGTTCAAGAGCTTCTCTATAATTTAAATGAAATAAGTTCTTTACAAAATGAATAGAATCCCCTTTATCTCCTGTAGCTAAATCATGATAAAGTATCTTATTTGAATATTTTCTAGAAGTATAAACAGAAAATGAAGGGTGGTTGTCTTTTCTTAATGGTGAATGATTTACACCATTTATAGTTACTTCAGGAAAGTAATATTTAAATATATCATAATCACTTATGAACTTATAAATATTTTCTTCACTAACTTGTAATTTAGGATTAAATCTTTCATCTCTTAAATCCATAGTTATAGTAAATAAAAAAGGGCAGCCATTATGGCCACCCTTTAATTTTAACTAACTTAACTTCTATTAAAGCCATCCATCAGTCGCTGGTCCATCGGAAGTAAAACCTTCAGTATCTTCACTACCACCTGAAGCTCGCATGTTCATGCCTTCCTCAGGATCGGGCTCTGGACGTGTAGTAAGGGCTTTACTACTAAGTCGAGGCAACCCATCTTCTACATTCTTAATACCCCAAAACCCATCAATTTCTAAGAAACGACGAGGACGGGTAGTTGTACCATAACATACTGCAACATTAACTTTAATGTTATCTTGATTATCATGGCAGCATTTAAGTACACCATCCAAAGCTTCAGTAGGTGATTTATATGCTTTAACAGCTTTATCTTCTACTCGAAATACTTTAGCCAAATGTTTCAATTCACGACCAAACATTTCTTCACGAGTACCTTCAATATCATCTAGACCTCGTTTAAAATAAGCACGGTTAACTTCACCTCCATTTTCATCAGTTACAATTAATCTATAATCAGGTGCATTTTCAGATTCATCTGCTGATTTCTTTTCAATCCTTACAGAACAGTTCTTTACTACTCCTGCTTCTCCATTGTTGAATACTTTTACTTCTTTGTCATCGAATCTTTTTTCACTTAAATCAAATGCCATAGTTGTTAGTTTTTATAAAGTTAGACAATAAATTATTTTTCTAAATAGGGTTACAAAGATAATAATTTTATTTATAAATACTAGTTAAAGAATATTAATCATTGTTTTTAATAAAGATCCTGTCCCAATAAGCAGTAATATTGTTATTTTCATCAGATTCTGCTATAACAATTTCTTTACCTCGAAGATGAGGCGGTCTTGCTTCTACAATAGAATCTTCACCTCCATTAAAATTAATAATAGTTTTATTTTTATCTCTATAAATATAACCAAGAGCATCAGATTCTGCTGCTACTAATCGTTCTAATTTTCCAGACAAATCAATTGTATTTTCAAATAATTCCTTACCTTGTCTGTTAATATTCTTATCTTTAGTATGCGCTAATAGAATCAAGTGAGGTGTTAGTTTTCTAAAAGTATTAATAACTTTAAAGAAAGCTTCCCTTAGATATAAGTAACCTGCACCATTAGGAAGACTACGAACATCCTCAAAGCGATATTTACCTGTTTTTGGATCTAAACCAAAGTTCTTACCCATAGGTGTCTTTTGATATAAATTCTGAGCTAAAGGTAGAACCATTTCTTCCAAATCAGTAGCAGTATCAATAGTAATGTATTCATAAGGACAATTTGCTTCTTTAATTGCCTTACTTACTTCCATTAACTCATTTAAATCAGAGGCTTTTATGATTAGGCCACTGACATAATCTGATCCATCATTAATGTCAACAATTAGGTTATTGTCCAGCATGGAAGCTATAGTAGTTTTACCACTCTTAGGCTTTCCAAATAATACCAAAAATCTTGGATTAACTGTCTTAGGCTTGCTTTTCTGCGTTGGTAACTTCATAATTAATACTATTTTATTATATTATTAAATTTATATTTATAAATCTTATTATATTTTTACTCATACGACTAAGTTATAGCGTAACTTTCTTCTTTTTCTCTCATATTACTAACAAATTTATAAACTTCATTAATAGGTTCTCTTGGCAATTCTTTAAAAAAGTTTACCGCCCCATTAAAATAAGTTTGAATAGTAGCATTAGCTTTACCATTTCTGTTAAGTATTATGCTAATTTCTCTGTGATAATCTCTTAGTCTTGTTAAGTCCCAATTTTCATACGATGTTTCTTTATATTTATAAGGTGAAAATATCCCCAACATCAAAGTAGCATCCATTGCTGTATCTTTACAGTTAGCTAGTCCCTCTCTATCAGGTCTTACTTTATCTAATATTACACTACCATTATTACTAAACTGTTGTCTAGTAGAATCACTTGACTGCTGTTGTACTAATACCGGTGAATATTTGTATCTAGTTACAAATCTAATTAGATATTCACTAGATAAATTTTTTATACATTCATAAACAGTCTTACCTCTTTCTGATAAAAGAGAAGCATGGTCAATAATGGGTACTACTATTTGATTAGGATTATTAGGGGTATAATAGTCAAATACCTTTCTTTTTCTACCAGGATTTTCCCAATCATCTACTTCTATATAATGAGATTCACCATGTTCTTTGGCGTAATTCTCTATTTTTACTGAAATTCCAGTAGGATGCCTAATATTATCTATAATTTCTACTTTAGACTCAAAGAATTCCATCCATTCTTTAAATTCTTGACTGTCCAAAATAGATAATATTTGGTCGTCTACTGTATAACTTTCAAATACAGATTGTAAATGGTCAGGATTTATAAGTATACCATATTTAGTAAATAACCTATAACAGATTGCTTGTAATATCTTAAATTCTTTAGATAATTCTAAAGAAAAATATATTACTTTATAATCTATATCTATATCTGGATGTTCTAATAAGAAGTCCAGTGGTTGATATACAAATAAAAAATCTGTTAACTGAGTTTTACTCTCTTTAGGACCACTTGTTATAATGGTATACATACCTTTTCTAACTCCTGGTAAGACTTTAGACAGTCTAGGAAAGTGTTTAGACCAAGGTATTGCTATTATACCCCCTGATTCTTTAATACGCTTATTTTCCTTAATATTATCTAAGACCCTCTCATAAATCATAAATGTTTTAATTTATTTTACAATTACTCTATAATCTTCTCCTATATACCCCCCAGATAATCTAAATTTTACTTCTGAAGGCAGATATTGTTTTCTTAACTGCCTTATCATAGCTTTTATCGTTCTAGGATGAGAGACATTAGTATGAGTTGGATAATACATTGAAGTATGTACCCATCTTCTTGTTTTCTTATTATATTCCCAATCATAAGACTCTGGACTTAACCACCATTCTTTAAATGGTGAATAGGGTTTGTTATGAAGTGGGAACTCTGTTATTTTAGGAATTTTACGAATAATGATTTTCCTGTTTTGTCTATAGTCTTCTGGAAGTTTCACAGGAAACTCTTTATTTTTAAATTCATTATAAGTTTTCTGACTGTATACATCTTTCATCCGTTTTTGAACAAATTCAAATGGACAGTTTTGGATGAGGTAAATATCCACCCAATTAGGTGTGTTCATAATCGGACGTTCTTGCGTAAAATCTTCCTCTCCCCACCAGTCAAACACATAGTCCCCTATACATTTCTTAAAACCATCAAAGAAGACTACAACTTGTTCACTGGCCCAGCTCTTGAATTTAATATATTCTTCATATGAATCTGTATATGTTTTGTCAATTCCTGCCATATATACTAACTATTTTTACTTTTAAACCCTCTAAATAATATACTTATTAAGATATTTAAAGCTAAAGCCTTCCAAAAATTTATTTCTGGTAAATTAAATAGATAGGGCATTACATAATTCCATAATATCATTACTACCCAAGTAGTAAAATATTCTATTGATATTATGATTAATATTGCTAATAAATATAATAATAAATTTTTCATACACTATTATTTTTTAATTTTAAGATGTTTAACATCTACTCCAGCTAATTTAGCTACTTCTTCCATAGTTAAAACTACCTCCTTCTCTTTAAGATCCTCTTTATATTCTTCTAATGCCTTTTTACATGAATTATATGTTTTATATAACTCGGAAGTTTCACCACCTCCACTATAATATTCTGGCTTAATAAAAAATAGTTCTGTTTTCTTAATCTCAAAAGTTCTTTTATTAAAATAATAAGCTATTTCTTCTAGATCTACAAATATCTCTCCAATAGAATTAGTAAATATAGAGTCTGTACATAATCTTAATCCAAAATATTTTTCAAAATTATTTAATTCTTCTTGAGTTAAAATCCTACCAAATCTTTCAAGATTATTTAAATCAGATAAGTAGTATTGGTCTCCAAATATCTTTAAAATTTTACGTTTATTCCCTTCATCACTTATTAAAACATCTCCTTCTTTATACTTCATAGTTGATGAATTTTTAGAGTCATTAGAAGTAGATTCCTTATATAATTCATATCCATACTTATCTAACTCATGCTGAGTATAGGATACCCTTGATCTTTCATAATTATCTACCTCAGATAAAAGATATACTTCACCACATATACCTAAGATTTTACGTTTACTACGATGTTTACTTATTAAAATGTCTCCTACTTTATATTTCATAATTGACAAATTTTAAATTTATTTATAATCGTTCTACATTTTCACCAGAATTTAGATCAAAATCTTGATGGGTACCTTCTTTTCTTTCTAAAATAGCATCTATATAAGGTTCCCAACCAGATTGATTAATATAAGTTTCTAGCTTCTTTAAGTAATCTAAGGCACCTCTTTTCTTATAAGAAGCCAACATAATTTTAGTTGCTTGAATAACTAAATCATGAACTTCTTTCTTAGTTACCTTTCTAAGATATTTTTCTGATAATAACTTATAATCTCTAGTGATTTTACCTAATTGTTCTTTATTTTTAGCTCTAAGAACTCTTCCTGATGGTGTTTTATGAGGATATAATTCAAATAATTCGTCAAAATTTATAGCATTTTTACTGAATATTTTATTAGCTTTTTCAGTAAATATTATTCTATCCTCTATCAGAATTAAATATCCTTTTTCTACTAAAGAATTTATAACTGACTCACTAGATTCAAATGGAACATCAAATTCACATGTACCACTTATTTTTAATAATGTTAGATACTCATTGATATTGAGTCCCCACTTTATCAACTGCACTAAATCAATCTCAATTATCATCTCCCCTCAAATTTAATTCAACTCCACTCTTTCTAAATTAATAATACTATCATATAATTCTTTTCTTGGATTAGCTTCATAAGCTTTCTTAAACTCATTTTTTACTGTCTCTAACATCTTAATTAACTCTTCATCTGGTAAATGTTTTATTACCTTTTTTTCAACCTGTTCTGGTGGGTTCCTACGCTTAATCCTGTCCTTTTCATCTAAATACCCACCCATGTCTTTTGCCCAACTAATATTGCTACTCATAACATACAAGATTTAATTATTATCTTCAATTAATACTCCAAATGTAGCATTTTCTTCAAAATCTTTTAATGATGTTATTGGAACATCAGTTCCATAAAGCTCATATATCATATAAACTTCCTTACCATGTTTAAATCTATTTATGGCTTCTTTCTTGGTAATAACTTTATACTTACCCCCATACCTACAATTAATAATTAATTCCTTATAATTTTCTTTATTATTACCCATAACAATATTTATTATTCCTGAAGATATTATCATATTCTAGAATAGAAATAGGTAATCCTTCTTCTGCCATATCTACAATAGCCTCTTTTTTAGCTAAGTCATGTAAGTTTTTTACCTCATCATGTGAATTATCTTTAATATCTTTATATTGAAAAGTATATTTAATTTTTCGGATTAAAGTACTGATAATTCTCATAGTTATTAAATTTTAAAGTTAAAAGGCTTCCGCAGGGTTACTGGTTTGTTACTTTATAGTCTACTACTAACCCTTTTTCGACTTTAAACATGTAACCTAACAGCTCTCCTTACCTTATGGCTAGTGGGTTTTGGAAGCCTTAATTATTTTAAATATCTTCCAATACATCATCATCAGTAGCTACTATTGCTCCTGTAAGTCCTTTAATTGTTAAAAGTCCTATTTCTCTATCATCTTCCAGTAAAGGAAATATAGCAGCAGGTTCATTAATTTCTAGAAATTCTTCTTCAGAAATTTTCTCATTCTTAGGATCATTCATTAATTTAATGAACTTATTAATAAAGTCCTCATTTTCTTCGGTAAGTTCAACTTTAAAAAACAAACTACGTTCCTTGTCTTTATAATAAAAGGGACCAATCATATCATTTAATTTATATTTCCTCCAGGATCTTTTATACTAAATATTGTAATATAAGATAAATTCTCATTTTCTTCATATTGAATAGTAAAAACTACCCCTTCATAAGAAAACCAATAGTCTATAAAATCTTCTCTTACTTTCCAATAACTTAGTACCCTATAGTTTAATTTCTCTTTAAGTCTATCTGTAAGACTTGCTATAATATTAAAAGCATTGGAACCTACATATACTTGTACTCCTGTTATAGCTTTACCATTATAAATAAAACTTTTTTCATCTACTTCTACTGAAGTAGGGATAGAAGATTTATAAAATATTGATATAGCTTGGGCTTCAGAGATTTCTTGAGCTTCAAGAAATTCTACAATGAATAATATTGCAAATATAGCTAATAATTTTTTCATAACAAATAATTTTTAAGATTCAGTTTCAAATTCAGAATATGAATAAGAATTATTATTGCCAGTACTTACGCTACGAGTAGCTCTTTTTAATAGACTAAGATAAGATTTTTCTGGAAGAACATATCCTTTATTATACCAATGATACATTCTTGCTAAAGCATTAATAGCAACAGCTTTATGTCTAAAAGAATAGTTAGTAGGAATAAGTATTTTAGTATCAAAACTTACCTTATCTATATAAAAGTTAGGACTTGAGTTAGAAAAAGTTATTTTACCTTGTTCTATAGTATAACAGAAGTAGTCTGGACCATTTGTTAAAATTTGTACTACTAAATCATCCTTTTTAAAAGTCATAGCAGTTTTAGTTCCTGAAACAAATGTCCATCCTGTTTCATGGAATACATTCATAAGGTCTTGACCACCTTCTCTTTTATAGAATAAGTCATAATCTTTAGGTTTCCTATCTTCTAAAATATCTACAATAGCTCCTCCTGTTAATATTATATATCTAGGGTCTACAATAGGTTTTCTATTTTCTCTTGCTATTCTGAGATACTCTTTAATAGAAGCATCAATTGCTTCAAATCCATTATCTTTTTTAATTTTTTCCACTAAATGGTTCATAGATGTATCAGTTTTAATGTTAAAAGGTATGTTTAAAAAATTTGCTAATTTTTCTACATATTCAGCACTTCTATTTAGATTTTCTTCTATAAGTTTATTGTAATATATAGAAAAAGCTTCTGATCCTATGTTTCTATAATTTATCAATACTTCAAACAAGATAAGTCTAGAGAATGCACTAGTAATATTTTCTTTTTTAATAAAAGTATATAATTTTGATAATAAATCTTGGAATTCTTCTGTATCCATAATAATTACATTAATAATAAAGGGGTTGAGACTATCATAGCGGGTTACCATTACTACGGTCTCTTCCCCTCTCTTTGCCTTACTTTGATAAATCCCTTGTTATTCATCATCTAAGGATAAATATAAAGTTAAAGCTACTATAATTATAACAAGTGCCATATAAATTATTTTAAGTGTCATCATTTTATCAATTAATAAAAGAAATTAGTGATTTTATCGATCCATTTAGATATATTTGTAATATTTGGGAAAACAGTTTTTAACTTTTTGTATATATATCTAAGTACTAAGATCAATAATTTATATATTACATGGATTATAAGATACATAAAAGTAGCTGGCCAAAATGTTAGAAGAATCATAAGCCCCATTATATCTGAATTATCTGCTTTCCAATTATTTTCTTCTGATTGAACGACATATATTAACAAACCTGCTAAAAGTATCGGTAATAATCCTATTAAATATATCTTTATAAATATCATTTTGGTATAATTTTAGTTAAACAACTTTTTAATTTTCTAATTAAAAATATAATATTCTTTACTATATAGTAAGATAAATAATAAATTAGTACCGTTAATACAACTATTACTACTGCACTTAATATAAAGGGCCATGTTAATACAAAGAAAAATCCTAGAGCTATATCTTCAAAGTCTCTTTCTTTTAGTTTATCTAAATTATCAAGTGTAGCAATTAATATCAAATATAATACTGTGAGAATTATAAATCCTATGAAATAAATTGATCCCATAAGTTCCATTAGAATGTTCTTTTAATATTTTAGTTAGTAACATGATTTTATAGATTTAACTGTTCCTAACATACTTCTATAAAATTCTTTATTAATATCTCTAATACTTTAGGTTGTATAACACATTCACCATATTCATTAGCGATTATATAGTTTTCTACTTCTTCCGCTAATTCTTTATAACTTTTAGGCACTGTCTTATATAACCTATCTATTTTCTTTTTAGCAGCTTCAATAGCTTCTTCTTCTGTAGGAAATCCTAATGTATAATTATCTAAATTACTACGATAACCAAGAAGAGCTTTTCCACATATTGAATCTGCATGAAAACTATTATCTTCAGTACTTTGATATACTGTAATCTCAATATTCCTATATTGTATATCTTTAATCTTTTTTAATTCACTTGTCATAACTTATAATTTTAATTATCTCTTTATATAATCTTCGGTTAAACCAGCTTCACTAACTTGATTTCCATATTTATCTGCTACAAAAAAACCATAGCAAGTAAATATTTCTGCATCAAATTTTCCAAAGGCCACATAACCTTCTTTAAGAATTATTTCTTCTTCTGTACCTATATTTACACCAAATACTACATGATCTCATACTTTGTATGTAGTATCTCCTATTGTTACGAATGTTGCATCAGAATGTATTTTTGAGTCTTTATGCACATCTTTTTCAGAGGATTCATTTGTTAAAATCGAAACAAATTTTCTATATGATTGTTCCAATTCTTCTGAAGTTTTCATAGTTATAATTTTAATTATATTATAATAAAAAGTGCCAGTCTCTCCTGGCAGTCACACCTATAGAGTTTTTAAACGATAATCATTTTATTATAGAAATATAAATTATTATTCGTTTAAATATTCATCAATTTCATGTGATTCTACATAACCTTCTGAAATTTCTTTTAATCTGTGTTCAGGTACAAAATAAGCTGAAGAGCCTACTTTAGATAATAGAGGTTCATCATTAATGAGAATACACTCATCAAACCATTCTTTATCCATTAATATCTGAGAAAATGGCCATTCTACAATTACATATTTCATAATAATTTCATTATTTATTATTGTTGAGGTTGAATATACTTTTTATAAATAGTATTTGCTATTTCATCACAATCAAGTTCTCTATCTTGGGGATAGTAATTTTCTAATATTATATCTTGTATGTCTTTGATAATTGCATATTTATCTAAAAACTTAAAGTTTTGATTATGTTCTTTTACTAAATTTTCAGCACTTTCTATATTAGTACATGTACCAATTACCTTTCCTTCTGCAGTTCTAATTTCATGTCTAAGTTTGTCTAAAGGACATACAAACCATTTTTTAGCATAAACGTTTATATTATTTGCTTCCATTGTTATAAAGTTTTATTTAGATATGGTTAATAAATTAAATAGTAGCAGTACTATAATAGTACCACTACTAAAGATAATTAAATTATTTCCCAACTCTTCACTTTGCCCCCTAAATGTTCGGCAATCTCTTGAAGATGTGGTTCAATCTTTTCTTTGAATGAAGCATGTTTCCAATTCTGAGCAAGTTTACCCATCGGTGATCTTAACCACCTATGTAATCCTTCCTCAGGTGGAACAGGTCTTTCTAAAGCATGTTTAATGAAATGATAACTTAAAGTAATGACCTGAGTAGCTTCTTTATACTCTGGTCTTACTACTGCCTTCATTGGTTCAGTAATAGTCATCTTCTCTTCTTTAGAGAAAGAATTTTTGACATTAATTTTGGCTTCTTTATAAACACCCTGGCGTACCAAGTACTTGCCTCTGCTAACAGTCAGCAAGATTTTTGAAGTAGAATCAATCATTATAATAATATAGGTTATATAATAATATAAATTTATTATTTGTTTTGGTTTATAGCTAAATTCTTAGGATTCCAGTAGGTAATACATACTGGATAATATAACATACTCATATCTGTACCAATCTCAGCAACTACTTTATTAGTAACTGCATCAGTTATCTCAAGTATATCATAACAAGCTTGTATACTGAAAGCATCTAATATGCTTGGTTTCATTTGGCATATTACTTTCTGTGGTGGAAATGTATTAGACACCTTCTCTTCTGTTATCTCTAGCTCTCCTAAGAATGACCTTTGTCCATCATCAGGGTTTTCTACTGCTTCATAAGTAATGCCATCTAATATAAACCTGACAACATTTACTTCAACAGTTTTATCACGAGTATCTTTTATAGTCTTTTTAGAAATATCAAACCCTGACAACATATGCTCCCCTACTAAGTCTTTCAAAGTAATATTATCTCTTATCGGGTATTCCATAGTTACAAATGATTATTTTGGTTAATGAATAAAAGACTCCTTACCCTAATGGTTAGAGTAAGAAGTCCATATTATATTATCCTATGCTTCTCCAGAGATGAGGGTTTCAAGGCTTGCAGATGGGGTGGATTGTTTAGCAGCCTCTGCAGCTTCTTTCTTCACATCCACTCTCTCAGTTACTTCAAGAGTATCGTGTCCTTTCTTCTGGAACTCATCGTGGCTACAAATTTGGGTAGTCCTATAGATAGGTTTACCATTATTCAGAAGGATATTACCATTTCTATCAACTCTTGGTTGTTGTCCATCAAACCAAGCTTTAAGGCTATCCTTCACCCTAATAGTTCCAGGAATAGTAGCTCCTTTTGGAAGGTCTTGAGCCACTTTTGCAGAAGCATTCTGTATAGCTCTCATATATACTTCTGTAGAGCTCCATCCTAACAACTGAGCACCCAAATCAGATACTTCAGTATTAGAGCTAGGAAGTCCTGTTACTTTAGCCATGAAGTACAGATTTACATACTCTTCATTAGAGGTCTGTACTTTATCAATAAGCACTAATTTACCTTCATCCAGAGCTTTTTTAATCTCTGCATTGGCTAACAGTTCTTCATTGGTTAAATTCCTGTTCAAATCCATAATTTATGATTTTAAAGTTAGACAATATATTAATTTAATTTAAGCACTGTGCAGTGCCATAGTTTCGAAAGGGATGCAACGCAGCGAGTCCCATTTTACTATAGATTATAGGTTATAGGATTATTGATTAAGGGACTATTGAGTTTTGGGCTATGGGCTCTGGGCTTGGGGGGTTGCGGGGCGGCGTAGTAGTGGAAATAAAGAGCAGTTTAACCACATGCTCAGGTGGGATGTTTAACCTTTAGGCCACACTCTACGTCTATGTGGCCTGTAATTACGATTAGTACAAGCATAATATTGCCCCTGTACTATCGATTCTTTAGCAGCCTGATTAATTTTTTCACAAACAATCATAGCTGACCTACTGTAACCTACCCTCGTCCCTGAATATATCGGACTAGATAGGGTATTTTTTCTATCCCCAAGTTCACATAATATATTATGAACTTTAGGGTTTGTGGAATATATTAACTTACCCCTCATGATTCTTCCTTTTAACATTATTATACCATACAATAATAATTATACTCCATACTGCTAATGTTGCTAAGAATGTTATCATAGTACTATGTTTTAATGATTAATAAATCTCAATCGTACTCCAACTTTACCATTACCATAACGATACATCCCATCAGTTGGTATATTTAGGTCATCGCATTTCTTCAGGAATAGATAGGCATCAGATTCATTATTAAAACCTTCTATAGTATCCCATACTGCCCTAAAGTTTAACTTTATATTAGGCTCTAATTGTCTACCATACTCCATTAATTCCTCTATAATAGTCATGATAATATATTTTAATGGTTAATATTAAGAGGTACACATCAGGATTTAGAAAGGGAAGCGTAGCTACGAGTCGCATTTTACTATTGAGTATAGATTATAGTATTCTAGGAAAGGAAAGGCAATAGCTAATAACTACTGCCTATTATCCTAATAAGTATCTACTATAGAAGCATCCTCAGGGTCAAATTCTATGTAGTCATCAGGTATTTTAGGAACATCTAATCCCCTGCGTTTAGCCTCTTTTGATATCCTCTGTATCCACTTAAAACTACCATTATTTCTTATCAAATACTTAATGGTGTTTAATAAATGACTATCAGTCATATCTTTGATGGCTATCTTTCTGCCATCTCTTGTAGTCCACTTCTTTGCCATGATTATTATAGATTATAGATTATAGAACATAAACCATAGAACTGTTTGACTTTAGAGTTATAAACTTGAGCCCATTTTTAGAAAAGAACAGAGCCGAAGCCCTGTTATACTGCTACAACTCCATGACGATGTTTCCATCAGCCATGTTATGCAGCAGCAAAAACTCACCACCATCGTTCTCTACCAGAGAAACAGCGAGTTTATTTGGGTCTACTTGTTTAAGATCCACTTGGCTACTAACGTGGCCAATTAACTTACCACAACGAAAGAAATAACTTCCCCCATCCTTCCGTTTAATAATGCGGAAAGAATCTTTCTGTTGCTCTTTTACTTCACTGATGCTAAGAGTTTTGTGAAAAATAAGTGCTTCCATGATAATTGAATTTAATTGGTTAAACATCAGAGATTAGACAAGGATGTATACAACGAGCCCATTTTATCATTATTTCAGTAGAAGAAAAGAGTAGTAGCCTTAGCCACTACTCATCTCCTTCGAAGATGTGACCATCGATATGACAGCCACCCCCCAGCTCTTCATTGAGAGCAAGGGCTTGGTCAAAGGTTAACCCTTGTATGAGCGTAGGTACATAAGTACCTTTTCGCCCAACACTATTAAAGTTATAAGTTGTTAACCCGTTTTCACGGGTTTCAACCTTATTCTCAGCTAATTCCATAGCTTTAGCATCCATATAAAGTCTCATAATACTTAATTTAAAGTTAAACATCAGTGTAAATAAAAGGATGTATTCAATGATTCACATTTTACCATTGAATATATCTTATAATATTTCCAGTAAAGAAAAGAGAGTAGCAGCCATAGCCGCTACTTCTCCAATAGTTGGTAAGCTTCCAGGGCAGTCTCGTAACGCATCCCCTTATCATCTGCTTCTCTGCACGTAGCGTGCATTAAAGCGTCTTCCCACAGCTCTTCCAACTCCTCCTCGTTTAACCTAGCCCTCTTCCACTCCATAGTGTAAAGGGCCGAAGTGTACCCTTCGTAGATGGCCTTCTCTACTTCGGGGTTTACTTCTACGCAAAACCCCGAGTATTTATTTAGCATAAACTTTCCATCTGAGGTTCTCAAGAGCCAGTCAGGGCTGGCTTTACAGGACGTCTCAATCCCAAGTTTTAGGTGCTTGAGATCCTCTGCATATAATTTCAGTAAGTCATTATCCATAGCAATAATATTTAAAGTTAAACATCAGGGCTAGTGAAGGGATGTATTCAATAAGCCCCATTTATTCATTAATTAAAGTGGTCTTGAGAGGAATCGAACCTCTTATTGCGTGGTCTTTACCCTGATACTATGGTGTTAACAGACTTATCTTACGATAAGCGGCTTGTATCACTACAAGACCATTACTCTGTCCCTATCACTTCTGATTCCCAGAGCAGCCAGAAGTCTCCCTTATACCACGCTTAGCAAACCTGCCAAGACCATAGGTTACAAAAGGATGTGTAGCAACGAGTTACATTTTGTTATAGATTATTTATTATAGATTATTATAGATTATAAACTAATTAATTTGTTTTAAAAGAGAACCTGACCAGTTGGCCAGGCCTCTTCCCCTTTAAACTAGAGCAGGTTCAACCTTGGTACTGGGGTCGGGGGTTCCCCAGTACTCAGATTCTACGATGTGAGGGTTACGGTATTCGTAGTCCTCGTCATCAAAATAAGCCTCCATTTCTTCACGTACTTCCTCAAGAGTCTTTCCAATAAGACTCTCAAGAAAGCCGTTACCCCAACCGTCCCAGAACCAGTTGGTTTCATAGGACGAATCGTCATAAACATTAATTATGATATTTTTACGGTTAACCTCCACAATGCAGCTTGTAGAGGCACCATAGGTGCTCTCGTGAATAGCAAATCTATAACGTTTCATACATACAGATTTAAAGTTAAACATCAGAGTTAATATAGGGATTTTAGTCCCATTTTATCATTGATTATAAGCACATTTTGTTATTTCTAACAGAACTTACTCACTAAAAACCAGTCAAGAAGACTGGCAAAGAGACCCTCCCTAGAAGGGAAGGTCTTCTACTTCAGGCTCTCCGAAGGCTTCATCACGAAGCCTCCTGGCCTCATCAAGGGAGACGTTGTACTCCCTTGAGAAGCGTCTGCAGATTTCGTCAACAAAGTCCGAGCTTTGTACACTTGGATCTTGCATCACTTCCTCCTCAATCTGGAGGAAGGTCCAAGATGTTTCATTAATTTCCATGATACTTAGTTTTAATTGGTTAACCATCAGAACTAATATAGGGATTCGATACCCATTTTATTTTCCCTACATTAGCCCAAGCTGTACCTTACCTTTTTTACCAGGGGGTACAGCCCAAAATTTCTGAAGGGAGGGGACCACTATGCGCATTATCCCTCACACACATCATATACTATATTTTTACTACATATCATACACTACATTTTTCTAAAAACAGGTAGGGGGGGTCTTTTATATATATAAAAATATGGGGGGGCTCTTTCTCCTAAATTAATATAAAGTCTATAATTTTTGCAAAAAAATTTGCATAATATTTGGATATTTGAAAAATATTACTTATATTAGCGTCGTGACACTCAATACCAGAGTATCCCCTTGAAAGCCTATGCGAGTAGTGGGTAGAAGTCGGGTGGTAGCTGCAGCCTTGAAATAATAGGTAAACATAGCGGTGAGATGTCCCCGATAGTCACAAAAATTACTTAGGGAGCCAGCTTCGAATCTCGAGAGGAGAAGTTAACAGTTGGGGCGGATAAGAGAGAAGGTAACTCTGGTGAAATTACACCGCAACGTCGTCCCTGGGTATCCTAGAAATAGGAAGCACTGCTGATGGCTTACGAAAGACCTAAGTTAATGAGTCCCGAAAAAACTGGGATATGAGTCTTTAAGGGCTCAGTGTATCTTTTTAAAAGATACTAAACAGTTACTAACAATTACTTAAACTTTTAAGTTATGAGAGATATTAAAAGAATTATTATTCACTGTAGTGATTCAGATAATCCTAAACATGATGATATATCTGTCATTGATCAGTGGCATAAAGAAAGAGGTTGGAAAAAAGTAGGTTATCACTACTTTATACAATCTGATGGTAATAAACAAGTGGGTAGAGATATAGAGGAAGTTGGGGCTCATTGTTATGGTTATAATGAAGATTCTATAGGTATTTGTCTTCATGGTAAGAATCACTTTACTAAAGAACAGTTTATAACATTAGCAGAACTTATTAAGGATATAAAAGATAAGTTTAGTATTTCAGAAGTAGAAGGACATAATCATTATAATAAGCATAAGACCTGTCCTAATTTTGACGTTAATTGGTTTAAGAAGACATATTTATACAGATAACATACTTATCTCTAATACATCCCAACAAGGTTACCCAAGCATTTAAATCCCTAGGTAAAACGTTACTTAGGGATTTTTTTATAAAAAATATTACAAAATATTTGCATATATAAGAAAAAATACTTATATTTGTACTGTAATTAAAGAATGGTATATGGATGGGAAAGTAGTTAAATATAAACTACCTGATGTTAGATTAGGTATAGATGATTTAAAATCAGAATATGCTTTTGTATCAGCTGACCAAGGTGGGGGGAGATATACAAATTCAGTAGAAGAATATAAAAATAGTGGAGGGTGGTTAATATGTATATTTCCTGATATTAACCCATACGATCAAGAAGCTGTTAATAAAGAAGCTGCTAGAAGAGCGGATTTTAATAGAAAGTATATTGAGAGTTTGAAAAAATCAGGAGAATATGGGAGAATAGTAGATGGTGGTTATATGTATTTAAAACATTGTGATAAATATGATAATCCAGTTAATAACAATGAAACGTTAGAAAATTATAGATTAGCAATCTTAAATTTTTCAGAAGAATAATAATTAAAACAACTTAGCATATGGAAAAGAGAGTATTTTTAAAGTTACCTGGTAAGACTTTTATAAGTGAGAAGGCAAGGTCAGAGTATTTTGATAGGGTAGAAAAAGCTCAGAATCTTAAGATTGATCCTTCTTCTATAGACATAGAACCTTATCTAAAGGATGATGACCTTTATATAGATTCTAATGAAATTATTTCCTTTAAAAGGGCTGGTAAGTATGTAGATATACTTTTAGCAGGAGACCCTGAATATACTAGAATATACATGCCTTTTGAAGAGTTTTTAAGATACTCTGAATTTGTAGTTAAAGTTAATCAAGAATCTTTAAGTTCAGAAAATATTGAAAAATATTTAAATGAGGTATATAATAATACAGATGACAATAAAGAGGTGTGAAGATATTTTTTTAACTTAAAACAATTTAGTATGAATAGAGATGTATTTTTACTTAATTTATTAAATGTATTAACTCCTATGTATGGAAAAGATACAGGGGCCACAGAGTTGTATCAAAAAGTTATTGAGGAACTCTCACAATATTTTTCTTCTACTGAAGAAGATGAAGAGCAGGAAGAGATTCCTGAAGAATTAAGAGATAAGTTTAAAGAGTTAGAGAAATTAGCTGATGAAGTTGCGGAAAGTATTTCTAAAGCTACGCAGAAAAATACTGAAGATATTTTTAAAATACTTTATGAATACCCTTTAAATAGAAAATAATTTTAGTACATTAATCTTTAATTTAAAACTTAGTAATTATGGAGACAGGCAACAATCAAAAAGTACAACAGTACGCAACAGATTTGAATAAAGTAAAGGACATTAAAAAGGTAAATATAGCTCCAGGACATGTAATGATTGAGTTAATCCAGAAGAAAGATAGTAAGATTATCCTTCCTGAAGGTTCTGGAGTTAACTCTCTAGTAATAGCTAAAGTTGTTAAAGTTGGGGAGAATGTAAAGACAGTAAAGACTGGAGATATTGTATTAGAAGTTAAATCATTTGGTCCACATTCTTTTTCTAGATGTAAAAAAGATGATAAAATTTATCTTGTAACTGACCAATATAATATTTTATTATGGACTTCCTTAGATAATTACGAAGCTAAGTAGAGAAGTAGTGAGTTTAAAGCTGGTTGGTGTAAGTAGGATAACACGCTGGATATTCCAGAGATATAGGATCGAATCCTATACCAGCTCCTAGTTAACATTAAAATTTACTAAAATGATAGAGGTAGGCAAGTTATTTTATAAGTATTCAAGACCTTTAAAAGAAGTAGATTATCCTGAAGAAGGAGAAATATATTACAATGTAGAAGGTCATGCACTGAAATGTATAGGCAAAGATGAGTATGAATTTGTAGAAGGTAGTCCTTTAAAACCAGGGAATCTTATTACTGAGTTGACACCTAAACAGTTAAATCTTTTCTGGACTTTAGTAAAGAATAAACATATATATGGTAAGAACATATATGGTTAATAACTAATAATCTTAGCATTATGAGTAACAGTAAAACTATAGTAATAAATACTACTAGGTATAAATTCTTTAGGCAATTTCTAGAATTAATAAAATCTATTCCTCCATTTAATAAATTACGTCCTAAAGAATTAGATGTATTAGCGGAACTTATGTATCAGAATGATAGATATAGTGATTTAGAGCCTAAAATCAGGCAAAAAATTATTTTTGATACTAAAACTAGGGAGGAGATAAGAAATGGCTTAAATATGACTAAAGAGAGCTTTAATAACAATCTTTCTATCCTTCGTAAACATGGAGTTCTTAGCAAAGAGAATGAATTAATGCCATTTTTAAGAAATATTTTATATGATGATAAATATGTAGTTGAATTTGTTTTTAAAGAAACACAGCCATGAATGAGTTTGATTTTGATGATAGTATGGATTTTGGTATAGATGCTGAGGATTATGAATTCCTAAAAGAGACTAAAAATATGTTAGTTCTACAAGTCTATAATAACATTGGCGAAATAGAAGATGTTTATATTGGTTATGAACAAATAAAAAAGTTTATAGATGATTTTGAAAAAAGATCAAGTAGCAAGAGTTAAATTTGATAGCTTTGAAGAGCTAGTTAAAGCTGAGCGTAGGATACGGGAAAAATTGTCTAATCACTCCCTAATTAAGGATAGATATGAGTGTAAGACAGAAATAGATGAAAAGAGTCTATGTTTAGACATATTTTTAGTAAAAATAAGAAAATGATTGTTTATGCAGAATCTTATACAAAGACAAGTTAGAGATTTGATTAAAGAGATAGCTAAGGAATTTAATTTACCTTATTCTACTACTGAAGAAATAATATTCTCTCAATTTGAGTTTGTAAAGCATGCTATGTCCAAGGGAGAGAAAGGTAACCCTGATACCTTTGAAACTATTCTTTTAAGAAGATTAGGTACATTTGAGGCTTCTAAAAATAAGATTAACTATATGACAGCTAATAGTAAAAAAGGCAAGAAAGATGCGTAATATATTAGAGAATTTTTCTCCTGGAATAAACTTTTGGGATGTAAATCCACAGTTTACTACTGTAAATCCTTTTAGGAGATTATGGAAGAGTGATAAATCTAGGGGTAAGGGCACTTCTTCTAATATAATGTGGGCTATAGCTTTAGTGTATCATCCTAAATCAGATATGTATTATCTTAGTGACGCTAAAGAAAGGGTAGCTATTGATTTCTTAAAGATTAAGGAAGATAAAGTAGATGAATTTTGGGAAGAGCATAAAGCATTGGTAGATGCTTTTATAGATGCTGCCTTAACTCAAGCAGAGAAATCTTTGAGAGCTTGGGAGATTAGAATGAAGAAACGAGATGAATTTCTATCAAACCAAGATTATACATTTGGATATGTTGATGAGAATAAGATAGAGCATAAAGATAATACTAAACAATTAGATGATATGTTAGCTAAGACTGCTAAAATTTACGAAGAGTTCTTTAAGATTAAGAAAGAACTTGAAGAAGAAGCCTTCTCTGAGGAATCTTCTAAAAAGGTTAAAAGTGCAACTGCAACTGGAGATCTATAATAGAATTGAGATATGGTAAATAATGATAATTTTTTAATTAAAGAAATACCGATATTCCACCCAATTTCACAGAAATTTGAGCGTATAAACTTTTTTAAAGATATTAAACGTAAGATGTTTGAGGGGATGTGGTCTGGTAACAGATGGTGTCCCCCTGAATTATTTTTTCACGTAAATTTAAGTACCATACAGTTTTTAGGAGGTGGTAGAAAAGTTAGTGGTATAGGAAGGCCATGGTTCCGTGATATAGAATGGGAAAAAGCCTATATTTATACAGAAGCATGTGGATTTAGTGGTTTTAGAGATGACCCTGAATATACTTGTTTAAGAGAAGTTCAGGAGATGACTAAAGAAGAGATTTATAATGAATTTTGTCTAGATCATCATGGTAATCTAATAGAAGATAATTATAAAGCCTTATTTAAAAAGGATGGGTCTCTAAAGAAATATATGCCTGCTAGAGAATATCTATGGCGTACAGATATGAACTCTTCTTTTGGCCCTCATATGTACCTAAATCAAGCTAAGAACGTTGTAGATTTTGAAGGCAGAGGATGTCTCGCAGAGGGAACTGAAGTTTTAATGTATGATGGTTCCATTAAAAAAATAGAGGATATTGTGATAGGTGATGAATTAATGGGTAAAGACTCCACATGTAGAACCGTGTTGGATATCCACTCTGGAGAAGATTATCTGTATACGCTGAGGCATTCAGACAAGAGCTTTGATGATATCACTGTTACAAAAGATCATAGGGTTTCTATAAAAAAGAGGTGTTACAACAATGGTAAATATGTAAATGGTAAAAGGACTAATGGAACTTACCATTATGAGTATGTTGACTATACTGTTGAGGAACTTAAAAATGTAGAGAGTCAAGCATCTTTTAAAGATGTTTATCATAGATATAAACCAAATATTAGTTTGGAGTTTAAGAATAGTAAGACACCAACAATAGATCCTTATTATTTTGGACTTTGGTTAGCTGATGGCAGAAGCAATTGCACCTCTATTAAAACTACTGATCCAGTTTTATGGGAATACTTAGAGAATTTCGCTAAGGATAATAAAATTGATTATAAAGTATCCATTACAAAGGCTGCCTATAACCGAAAAGAAGCTAGAGAGTATTATTATAAAGATAATTATTTTAGACAATGTTTTAAAGACTATGGATTACTTTATAAAAAAGGTTGTGTTCCTGATAAATATATACCAAATGATTTTTTAACTGCTACCAAAGATGTTAGACTACAATTGCTTGCGGGTATTATTGATGGGGATGGAACCTATGATACTAACAGAAAACATTTTGTAATATGTGTAGGACTGAATAAAGACTTGGCAAATTCTTATTTAAGGCTAGTACAGTCATTGGGATTTAGAGGTAGTTTAACTTCTAGGAATAGAAAGGGTTACAAAAAAATTTTCATGGTTAGGGTAAGTGGTAATATAGAGACAATACCAACCAAGCTTTATAGAAAGCAAGCATCTAAAATTATACATAGAGTAGATTTAAATAGTTCTTCTTTTAAAATAGAACCTAAAGGATTTGGTAAGTATTACGGATTAGTGGTAGATGTAGATGGAGAATATCTGCTAAAAGATTTTAGTGTAGATCATAACAGTGGAAAATCGTATTGGGCATCCTCTTGTATTCAACACAATCTACTTACTGATGGTGCCAGAAGTTATGATGCTTATTTAGAAGGACGTAAGACTGGTAACCTTAAATCTATTTCTCAGACTCTAGTAGGAGCTATAGAAGCTAAGTATAGCATGGATTTGCTAGATAAAGTTAAATTCTCTCTAGAACACCTTCCTGGAAAACTTACTATTCGCATTAATGGGGAGGATAAAGACTTTCCATCACCTCTAATGCCTGAATTATCAGGTAGTTGGGCTCCTGCTAAATCTATAAGAGATACACTTTCTGGAAGTAGTATTGTACATCGTACCTTCCAAGATAATCCATTGGCTGCTAACGGTACTCGTCCTAATAGAGCTTTTATAGAAGAGGTTGGTTTTATGAGTAACATACAGGAGGTACTTGGTGCAGTAGAAGCTACACAGCCTAATAAACAGACTAATAAATATTTACCTATATATATGCTTGGTACTGGTGGTTATACTACTACTGGTACTGCTATCTGGCTTAAAGAAATCTTTTATAATCCAGAAGCATTTGATTGTTTAGCTTTTGATGATGTTTGGGAAAATAAAGGTAAGATAGGATATTTTTTACCAGCTACTAAAAGCCAAAATGATTTCAAAGAAGGGCCTAATCTTATATCTAATGAAGAAAAGGCTTTAGAATCTATAATGAAGGCCAGAGAAAAAGCTAAGTCTTCTAATAATAAAGTAAAATTACTTACTGAAATTATTAACCAACCTATTAAACCTTCTGAAGTATTTAAAACTATAGAAGGTAATTTCTTTCCTACTGAAGAACTAACAGAAATATTAGCAGATTTAGAATCTAAAGAATATCTATTGAATTCTACTCATAGGTATGAATTTAACATTATTAAAGGGAAAGTAGTTCCCAAAGTATCTGATAAACAGCCGATACGGGAATTCCCGCTTCGGAAAGGATTAGAAATGGATGCTTGTGTAGAAATATTTGAGCTTCCTAAGAGAGATAAAGATGGGAATATACCTTATGGTAGATACTTAGCTGGTTGGGACCCAGTAGAAACAGATGGTAATGAAGATACTAATCAATCATTACAGTCATTAATAATATTAGATTCATGGACAGATAGGATAGTAGCTGAATATACTGCTAGAACCTATATATCAGAAGAGTATTATGAACAAGCTAGAAGGCTATTAATGTTTTATAATGCTATATGTAATTATGAAAGTAACATAAAAGGGCCTTATGGATACTTTAAAAATAAGAATTCATTACATTTATTATGTGATACTCCTGAAATTCTAAAAGATGAGTCTTTAATTAAAACTTCTAATATAGGCAATAAATCTAAAGGAACTAGGACTAATGCCAGTATAATTGACTGGGGATTAAGGTTAGTATTAACTTATTTAGAGACTCAAGCTTATGATAAGCCTGAAGGATATAGAAACATGGATACCATTAAGTCTCCTGCAATACTAAAGGAGCTTATTTCCTATTCTCCTGAAATAAATACAGACCGTGTAAGTGCTTTAATAATGTTAATGATTCTTAGAGAAGATAGAGCTCGTATTACAGATATAAGTAGGAGGGAAAGAATCAAAACTAAAGCTAATGATAGATTTTGGAAAAAACACTTTAATAAAGCATTAAAAATTCCTAATTATAGATAAAGTCTATTAGAAGTTAATTTTTATTTGATTATAATAAAATATAATTATATTATTGCAAAAATTTGATATGAGATGGTAGACACAAATAGTTATCCTAATTATTTTCCTGCCCAGAAAATACCTACGTCTAAGAAGACAAAACAATGGTATATTGACTGTATTAATGCGGCTGAAAATCTAGCATTAAGTCTGGGTTATGAAGAACATCGTAAAATGGAAGTTTGGTATAATCTATATAATGATGTTATAGATCAGGAGGAAATGGAAAGGGTATTTAATCCACTTGGATTAGATTCTTCTGCATTTCCTGCTACAATAAAAAACTATCCATTATCTGTTCCTAAAATAGATTTATTACAAGGAGAGGAGATCAAAAGAAGATTTGATTGGAGTGTTAGGGCTCAAAATCTAGATGCTTATTCTAGTTATCAAAGTGATCTCTCTGATATGTTAATGGAGATTCTTATAGAGGAACTGCAAAGTCAGAATTATGATGAGCAGAAATTACAACAAAGACTTTCTAGTTTTGGCAAGTATGCCATGTATGAATGGAAAGATAAGAATGAGTTAACTGCTACTAGAATTCTACAATACTTATGGCAAAAAGAATTATTACAGTATAAATTTAATAAAAACTTCTTAGATGCTCTTATCCTTGGTAAGGAAGTAGCTAGAATAGATATTGAGGGGGAGGAACCTGTATTTAAAAGAGTAGATCCTAGAACTTTCTACTCTATTAGAAGAGGTAATTCTGAATTTATAGAAGATTCTGATATAGTTTTAGAAATTACTTATGAACCTATAGGAAAAGTAATAGATGCTTTCTATGACTATCTTACTCCTTCAGAAATAGATGCAATAGAAAATGGGCATAGATTTGCTAAAGGCAATCAAAGCCCTCTAGGATATAAAAATCAATTACCTCCTATTTATTCTAACTTAGATTTTGGTGGCGGTGAAGGATTTATAAATCTTACAGAATTTAATAATAGTGACTATAAATATGGATTACCTTATGATTATGAAGGTAATGTTAGAGTAGTAAGAGTGCGTTGGATAGGTTTTAGAAAAATAGGTATATTAACTTATTTTGATGAGAATGGTGAAGAACAAACACGTTTAGTACCTGAAAATTATAAACCAGATAAAGAGGCTGGAGAACATGTTAAATGGATATGGATTAATGAAGCATATGAAGGTACTAAGATAGGTGATGGTATTTTTGTTAAGATGCAGCCTAGAGAAGTCCAAATGCGGCATTTTGGAAATAAATCTAAATGTTTCCTTGGATATGTTGGTATTGACTTTGGTAAGTCTCTTATGGCTAGAATGGAACCATATCAATATTTATACAATATTTACATGTATAGATTAGAGATGGTTCTGTCTAAATATAAAGGCCCAATTTATGAGTTAGATTTATCTAAAGTACCAGATGACTGGGAATTAGATATGTGGATGTACTATGCTGATATTCTTGGATGGGCTGTAGTAGATCCATTTAATGAAGGTAAGAAAGGAGCTGCTACTGGAAAATTAGCTGGTGCCTTTAATACTACTGGAAAAGTATTAGACCCCAACGTAGGTAATTATATACAACAGATAGTTATGATGCTCCAGTATATTGAAAAAATGATTTCTGATATTTCTGGAGTTAATGACCAAAGGCTTGGTCAGATTGAAAATAGAGAAACTGTCGGGGGTGTAGAAAGAGCTGTTACTCAATCTAGTCATATTACTGAAAAATGGTTTTTCGCTCATGATGAGTTTAAGAAGAAAGTAATGTTGGCTTTGTTAGATACAGCTAAATATGCTTGGCGTAAGTATAAAAATAAGAAGTTAAATTATGTACTAGACGATATGTCTAGACAATTTATAGAATTTAACGGAGAAGATATTGCTACTACTGAATTTGATTTATTTATTACTAACAGTAGTAAAGATATGGAAATTCGTCAAGTTCTTAAACAACTTAGTCAAGCTGCTGTACAAAATGGTGCTAGCATGGGTATTATTATAGATGTACTAAGGTCTGATAGTATTACTGATATGGCTAGAAGGATTGAGCGTGATGAACGAGAGCGTCAAGAAAGATTAGAACAGCAAGAACAAGCTAGCAGAGAATCTCAAGAAAGAATTGCTCAACTTCAAGAAGAGTCTAAAGAAAGAGATAGAGAGCTTAAGAAGTATGAGATTGATACTAATGCTAATACTGAGATTCAGAAAGCTTTAATCTCTAATGGTGGTATTAATGGAGATGATTCTACTATAGATAGAGAAAAATTAGAACTAGCTAGGAAACAGCATGAAGATAGTATGAAGTTAGAGCGAGAAAAATTCTCTGAAGATAAGCGTCAAGCTAGAGTAGAAGAATCTATTAAACGTAAGGAATTATCTATCAAGAAAAATTCAGCAAATAAAAGTAATAAATAATTTAATAAATATCTAGTATGAATAAATCAGATAAAACTATAGAAGACCTGCTTATGGGCAAAAAGAATAAACCTATGTTATCTACTAAGGTTCAATCAATAATTAATGCCCATATTGCTTCTGAATTAGAAGCAGCTTACATTTATCAAGCTATGTATGCTTGGTGTGAGTATAAAGGATATACAGGAGCTGCTAAATTCTTTAATTTGCAATATTATGAGGAATTAGAGCATATGCAGAAACTTTATAAGTATATGACAGATAGAATGGCTTTACCTAAAACTCCTACACTTAAACAAGTTCCTATGAACTATAGTAGTTTAAAAGAAGTTGTAAGTAAGGCACTAGAACATGAAATTTTAGTAGAAGAAGGGTACAAAGCTTCTTTACAAAAAGTATGGGCAGAAAAAGATATGACTACTTTTAGTTTTCTACAATGGTTTGCAGAGGAACAAATAGAAGAAGTAGCTACATTTAGTAATTTTGTGGATAGGTTAACAATAGCAGGTAATGATAGTGCTGCTATATTAGAAATTGATGAAGAAATGGGTAAGAGATCATAATTAATTAAAATATAAGGATATGACATTACAAGAAGTAGTTAATAAATTTAAAAAACATCCTAAGTATTTAACTAATGGGGCAGGCAAGTTAAGTAAAAGATTTAAATGTAGTAAAGAAACTATTTATAGAGCTAAAAAGATAGTTAGAACTAGTAGAGGTAGACTGCCCAAGATTCTAATATTTGATATAGAGACTTCTCCTTCCATTACTTATACTTGGAAGAGGTTTAAAGAGAATATTGGTGTAGATCAAGTAATACAAGACCCAATAATGTTAACATGGGCAGCTAAATGGTTATATGGCTCTGAAATATTATCAGATTGTATTACTACTGAAGAACTTAAAAATTTTAATGATTATAGAATAGTAAAAAGTCTATGGAATTTAATAAATGAAGCTGATATTGTAATAGCTCATTATGGTGATAAATTTGATATTCCTACATTGAATAGTAGAGCTATTGTAAATGGTATACCTCCATTTTCTTTTACTCAAAGTATAGATACTAAAAAAGTTGCTTCTAAACTATTTAGATTTCCTTCTAGTAAATTGGAAGCTCTTGGTACTTATTTTGGTGTAGGTCATAAAATTAAAACTGATTTTACTCTTTGGAAAAGATGTATGGAATTAGAACAAGCTGCATTGGATGAGATGCTTACATATAATAAGCAAGATGTAGTGTTATTAGAAGAAGTATATTTGAAACTTAGACCTTATATAAAAGGACATCCTAATATAGGTTTATATTTAGAATCAGATAAACCTGTATGTGCTAATTGTGGTAGTGACCACTTACATGAAGAAGGTGAATATTATACTACTGTAGGTAGATTTAAAGTTTATAGATGTGAGTGTGGGGCTTTAAGTAGAGTGAGACATAATAATTACTCTAAAGAGTATAAAGGAGTACTTTTAACTAGTGTTTCAAAGTAATAATTAATATTAAGTCTATTAGAACTGAAAATAAATTTGGAAGTAATAATTTAAAATCTTATAATTGCAAATAAATTATATTAGCTATGAGTATGGAGAAGAATAATTTGTTCAATTTAGACCTATCTGAATATGATGAAACAATATCAAAAATGATAGGAGAAGATACAGATGATAGTGCTGACCAGAATACGGGTGATATTATTGAAGATACAAATATTGATGTAAACGATAATTTAGACACCAATAATGTAGATAATGATAACATTGATGATGTTGATCAAGATGAGGAGGATACCGATCCTTTAAACGATACTGATGATGACCAAGATACTAACAAAGGTGATGACCAGGAAGGGGATGATGAAGATAGCAACACTACTTCTCTTACTCCATATGCTAAGTTGTTAGTTGAGGAAGGTATCCTCCCTAATCTTGATTTAGAAAAATTTGATGGAACAGCAGAGTCTCTTATTGAGGCTGCTAGGAATGAAATTTACAATGGTATCAATTCTTATAAGGAAAATTTACCTGATGAGATTAAAACATTAATTAATGGTTATGAAGCAGGTGTTCCTTTTGATCAATTATTGGAATATAATAAAAGTATTACTAAATATTCACAAATAGATGAAAATTCTTTATCTGAAAGTGAAGAACTTCAGAAGCAAATTTTAAAAGATTATTATAAAAAGACTAGTAAATTTTCTGATGAGAAAATTGATAAGTTAATTGAGAGGAGTGCAGATTTAGGAGAATTGTTTGAAGAAGCTTCTGCTAGTTTGAAAGAACTTGTAGAGATTCAGAAAGAAGAGGAGCAATTAGCTATTGAAGAAGCTCGTAAACAACAGGAGCAAATGTTAGAGCAACAAAAGGCTCAGCTAGAGGAATTTAATAAAACTGTGGATAATATTAAGGAGATTATTCCAGGATTAAAAGTTAGTGATACTCTTAAGAATAAGATTAAGAAAAATATTACTACTCCTGTAGCTTATGATCAGTATGGTAATCCTCTCAATAAGATAGGTAAATATAGATTAGAGAATCCTATTCAATTTGAAATAACTTTAAATTATTTGTTTGAATTAACTAATGGATTTACAAACTTTGAAGTCTTAGGTAAGACTGGTAAATCTAAAGCTTTTAAAGAACTTGAAGAAGCTGCTAAGAGCATTAGCTCTAGCGATGGAGGTAGAGCAGCTACTTCTAAACCAATGGATTCAGATATTAAGAAATCAATTGAAGGATTCATGTCAAATTTTCGTAATGGGTATTAATTTATAAAATAGATAGAAAATGAGTGTAAGTAAAGCTAGTTTTCCCAACATAAGGGTAGAAGCAAAAGATTGGGCGGGTCTAACTACCCGTAACCATTTGGGAGCTCTGTTTGGAGAACAACCTGAAATTATTTCTGATTTCATCTCTAAATTAGAGTACCTTGATCTGGGAGAAGATTTAATCTCCTATATGCAACAGTATCCTGTTTATTATCTTAATGATGATGTAGAATTTGAATGGATGCTGAAAGGAGCTGAAGAAAAGAATATTCCTTTGGTTAAAGCTACTGATCTTAATGGTACTGAAGTTACTCCTACAGATGAATTCGGTAAAGGTGGTCAACGGTTCTTAATGTGGTTCCCTGAAAAATGGTTCTCTAAACAACAAGTAATTGTAGGTGATAATCCTGATGCCTATAAGTTACTTATTCGTAGCGAAGGAGAACAACGTGGTGCATACTTCGTATATGAAGTAGAACTGGTAACTGGAGACACTGAACTTTATGTCCCGTATGAAGAACTGGTAGCTGGTACTCGTTGGAGCATTGAATACTCTCTGTCTGAACAAACTCTGTCAAAAGATGGTTCTGACATCGTATTCAACTCTGCCTTTAGAATGAGTAACCGCATGTCTATGATCAGGAAGAAACATCTCGTTCCTGGTGATATGATTAATAAGAAGTTGAATAATCCTATTATTTTCCAACTTGGTGATGGTAAAGCTAAGACTTGGATTAATAAACTCGACTGGGAATTCAACCGTCAGTTCCGTCGTGAAAAAGCTAAATTGTTGATGTTTGGTATTTCTAACCGTCGTCCTGATGGTTCTTACGGAAACATTGGAGACTCTGGCTATGAAATTAAAGCTGGTATGGGGCTCCGTGAACAAATCTCTCCGTCTAATATTCTGTACTACAATAAGTTTAACATTGAAACTCTTGTAGATTACTGCTTAAGCTTATCTGTAGGTAAATTGCCTGAAGATTCTCGTAGGTTTGTAATCGGTACTGGTGAGCATGGATTGAAAGTAATCTCTCGTGAAATTGAGCGTTATGCTTCTTCTAGTGCTCTTGACTATGGTCGTATCACTGGAATTGAAGGAGGTTCTAAGGCTAGCTTCCATCGTCCGCAATTCGTGAAATTAGCTGACATTAATGGTATTCGCCTTGAATTTATCCATATTCCTCAATATGATGATCCCGTACGTAATAAGATTCAACATCCTGAAGGAGGTCTTGCAGAGTCTCACCGTATGACTATTATGGACTTTGGTACTTCACAAGGAGAGCCTAATATCCAGTTAGTACGGTCTAGAACCAATCCTGAAATCTTTGCTTACTATCCTGGATTGCGTGATCCTTATACTCCTGGTGGTGGAAATCGTCCTAAAATGATTGCTACTCCTGTAGATGGATACGAAATCCACAAAGCTGATTGGCTGGGTGTTATGGTTAGAAATCCGATGCGTTTAGGTGAATTTATTCCTAACGTTTTAGCATAATCTAATCTTATGGCTATAGGTGGTTGGTTCTGCCTATAGCCCCTATTTTTAATAAATAATTAAAATAACTTAGTTATGGCAGATACATTTTTGAGGAAAGAGAAAGTAGTGGTTAAACCTATTGTAAGAACTAGACCCTTTTTTAGTAAAGGACATGATGGAGAATTTATGTTTACAGGAGCTGTAAAAAGTTACATGCTTCCTTATTCTATGAGCACTCGTAGTTTTGTAAACATCTTTGAAAGTAAAGAAGAACAAGAGTTTTTTGAATCTGAAATGGGCCTAAAGAAGGGAGCTATGTCTGTATATGACAGGAATAGTGCTTTTTGGAATGATTTTAAAGTAGATATTACTAAAGAAGGTAAAACTTTAGATTTATCTATTCCTTCACATATGCTAGAGTATAAAGTGCTTAAAGCTAACAAAACTAGAATTGCTCCTTCTTGGGATGATAGAAATAAGAGTGCTACTTATGAATTCGCTTTGGTGAGTGAATCTCAAGTTATTGTAGATAATATTAAAAACGCAGAGCGGGACGAAAAAGCCATGGAACTCTTTATGAAGATTCATAAGTCTCCTAAAAAGATGTATGATATTCTTAGAGTTCTTGGTAAGAAACCTGAACATAATGCTAAAGATGATATAGGTTGGCTTAAAGCTCAAATTACTGAGATTATTGCTGAGAAGAGGAAATCTAAAGGTGTTACTAATGTAGATGATTTTATTGCAGCTGCTGAAGATCCTAATCTTGCTACTAAATTGTTTGTACTAGATGCTATTGATGCAGGTGAAATTGTGCAACAAAATGGTAGTTATAGATTGGCAGCAAATGACCAACTTCTTGGCAAGAATATGGCACAAGTAGTTGACTATTTTAAATCTCCAGTAGGAAGAGAAGATAAACTTCTCATTGAGCAACGGTTAGAATTAAATAAATAATTTAAAATATTAGATAATGACTGCTAATGAGATGAAATTTAATTTTCAGTTAAAATTTGATAGCTTATTTGAGTTTTCTGCACCTGCATATGATGACCGTCAAATAAGTTATCTTTTAACTGAAGCTCAATTTAGAGTATTTATTAAAAGGTATAACCCTTTTGCTAATAAATACAGGGCAGGATTTGAAGATAATGAACAGCGCAGACGTGATTTAGAACAACTTATAAAACCTGCTTTGTACTCTACTGTAGATACTATTCCTGATGGTGTAGAAGAAATTACTTTATCTGCTCATCAAGGAGGGGTGCATCCTAATGGTGTTTTCCTTGATATGCCTGACGATTTCTTATATGCAGTTGAAGAAGCGGCTAAATTAGAAGGGCAACCAAAAGAAGCTTGGGTTAGGCCAGTAAAACATGATGAATATTTAGCTAATATTAATAATCCATATAAGCAACCTTATAAAGATTTAATCTGGAGGATGGATATTAGCAGATACCAACATGCTGAGGGTACTTCTATAGCTGCTACAGCTAAAAGGACAGAACTTATTTTACCTGATGGATATAATTTAGAACATTATAGAGTTAGGTATCTATCTACACCTCCTTCTATTGTTTGTGATGAATTTGATCCTGATAATCAAAAACACTGTGTTTTGGATGAAACTCTACATAGAGAGATTGTAGATGAAGCAGTTATTATTGCACAAGCTGCTGTTAAACCTGAACAATATCAAGTAGGGGTTAATGAACAAGAAAGAAATGATTAATAATTATTTATGTCAAACTTAATACTATAGAAAATGATCGCACAAAGTAATGTAACTCACATGATTGTAGGTAAAGACCTAGACCTGCTTTCTGCTTCTGGAACTCGAGATGACCTTGCTGTAGGTCAAATTGGAGTCTTTTTGGTTGGGTCTAAGACTGCTAAGATTGATGCTTTAGCTTCTGGAGATAGATTTACCATTGTGTATCGTAACAGTAAAGGTGTTCTCATTGAGACTCCTGTAATTGATTATGATACAGTTAAAGAAAAGTCTGCAGTTGAATATACGGCTCCTTCACAAAAAGTAGTTGCAGTAGGTTATAATGGTACTTCTGGGTCTATAGATGTAGAGGACAATAACGATTATGTATTCCACATTTTCTTTAAAGATAACTCTACTACTTTTGCAAAGGGTACTCCTGTTAAATTCGCTGCTTATCGTAGTTCTGATGCTGCTACTCAAGTAGAAATTGCTGATGGATTGGCAGAGAACTTTAACAAGAACTTTGCACGTGAGAATCCCAAGCTGATTAAAGCTGAAGTAATTGTTAGTGCTTCTGGAGCTGCTATCACTGGTACTGGTGATTTAACTGTTAAAAATGGTAGTAAATATGTAGTTGCTGCTACAGATGTAGATGCTGTATTAACTGTAGGAGATTATATCCGATTCGGTACTAATACTTCTGCTCCTGTATATAAAGTAACTGCTATTGATGCTACTAACAACATTATTACCTTACATATGCCTTATCAAGGTGATAGTGGAACTGTAGCAGAAGCTAATGCTAATGTAGTAACTGCTGCTGATGCTGCTTCAGCAAATGCTGGTGTACTCTTAACTGGATTACCTATTACTGCTAGTTTTGACCCTGGTATTATTAGGTATGATGTTGTAGAGTTTAATGTAGAACTTAAAGATGATTTTGGCTCTACTAATATTGAAGAGCTGTCTGCAGCTTCAGTAGGTGCTGGTACTTATTGGGAAGTAGCACAAAATGAATGGTTCTTGAAAGGTAACCGTGGTGAACCGTGGAGATTAGGTAACTATCCTAAAACTGTAGTTCTAGAAGCTACTGAGGGAAAAGTATATGATCAAATCTCCTTCAACTATGTAGACTATAATGCTAGAACTGTGGATAGACATGTAGGTTCTTTCGGAACTGTTATGATTGCTACTGAAGATGAAGATTCTTCTACTATTCATACTGATTTGAAGACTGTATTAGGAATTTAATCCCCTATCCTGTCTCTTGCCTGTCTCGGAAGGTGGTTAGTAATTCTAGCCACCTTTTTTATAAAATTAATATAAAGTCTATTAGAACTAAAAAAATATTTGTAAGTAATTATTAATTACCATATATTTACGCCAAATAATGTAATTATGTCTAAGTTACAAGGATATATAAAACCATTAAAGTCTACTACTCTACGTATTTGGAGAAATGGTAGGGATGAAATAGAATTAGCATGGGATGGAAATGATCTATTGTTATATAGAAATGGTAACTTTTTAAGAAAAGTTACGGATTCTATTTCAGTAGAAATAGAAGTTTGGGATCCTACTAAATCATATATTGCTGGAGATGTTTTTGTAAGTTACAAATCTCCAGATTTTGAACTTTTAAGTGATGATGATCCTTTAAAATATGAATACATCTATAGATGTATAGAGAACACATCTCCTGGAGAGTCCCCAGAAACACATCCAAATAAATGGGAAAGACAGGGTAAAGTATCAGAACAAAATGATAATACTATATTTATTTCTGATATAAGTGGTTTAGAGGAAAGATTAAATGAATTAGTAAAATATACAGATTTTTCTGATGAATTTACAATAGATAATAATACAGTTTCTTTAAATATAGACTATATTACTTTATCAGACTTTAGTGGTAAAGATTATATTCAACCAGATCCTTTACCACCAGCTAATATAAGACTATCTTCTACTTCTGTGAATGTTACAGAAGGAGATTCTACTATTATTACTGTAGTACTTGATAGAGAACCTACAGACGATGTGGTATTATCTGTTATATCGCAAGATACTAATATAGCTACAGTGGTACCTGGTTCTATTACTTTTACTACTGCCAACTATGATACCCCTCAAAATATTCAAATAAATGGCGTTTCAGACGCTAATTCTGTTACAGACAGTACAACTATTACTGTAGCTGTAAGCAGCTCAAATGATTCTAATTATACTAATCTAACGCCAAAATATATTTCAGTTAATGTAGCTGATTTAGATAACGCTGATTATATACTTTCTAAATCTAATATGTCTATTACAGAGGGTACTTCTGATACTTTTAATGTAAGATTGGCTACTGAACCAACTAGTAATGTTAATATATCAGTAAGTTCTTCTGATACTAATATAGCTACAGTAGGTAGTGACTCTCTAACTTTCACACCCTTAAATTATAATACTAATCAAACTGTTACAGTTAATGCTGTAGAAAATACAGATATAGGGGATAAAAATACAACTATAGTATTAAAACCATCATCTACTGACCCTTCTTACGGTAATTTACCTAATAAATCTGTAGCCTTTACTTCTATAGATAATGATACCTCAGCACCGAATGAAGTTAGGATAGGTAATACTATTTGGAAAACAAAGAATGAAACTTGGGATGATGGTGGTCCTGGTATTTACTATCCAAATAACAATATTGACAATGTTGATGATTATGGCTTACTTTATACTTACGACGCTCTTTTACGTTTACTAGCAGACAATCCTGGTTATAGAATACTGAATACTGATGATTTGTTTGAACTTGTAAATACAGTATTTCCAGATAATACTAGGAATGAAACTAATGAATATTTACAGGTTTATGATGTTTATGATATTTGTAAATACAAAGAAAATTTGTGGGATATAGATAAAGTTTGGTCACCTTCTACCGATTTGAATATAGTGCCAGCAGGTCGGGTAGGTGATGAAGGGAGGAGCAGAGGTGGTTTCAAAACCGAGTCTGAAATGTGGAGAACAATAGTTAATACTAATAATGAAATTGATTATTATATTTTTTCTGTTTATAAATATGTTGATACTATAAGATTGCATATAAGAAAAGATAATCAATATACTGGTAAAGTGCAATTATCCGATGGAAGTAGAATAGATTTTATAGAGACGGGATACGCCTATTCAGTTAGACTAGTAAGAGATATTTAAAATATAAATTGTTATGGCTAAATATATAGCACCAATACAACCATTAATACTTACAGAAAGAGGGCAGAAACCTACTGTACCTAATCCTTCTACAATAATGCCTAACGATAGTAGGTTTAATAAGGAATCTGACCTTATGATAGGTCAACTTGCTTATAATGTAGCAGATGATATATGGTATTACAGATCTTATTCTGCTATTAAAAAGTTAACTGGTAGTACTATATTAGAAGTTGAAGATGTTGAAGTATGGCGTAGTGATAAAGTATATCAAGCAGGTGATATTTTTGTTAGTTATGTAAACGCTTCTTCTAGTAATCCACAATATCAAAATGCTGCAATATACAGGTGTATAATAACAACAGAAGCTGGAGAATCGCCTGAATCAGCACCAAATAAGTGGGAATTACAAGGTACAACAATAGATAATTCGCAGATTAGTTTTTTAGATTTGATAGATACTCCCACTGATTACACTGGATTATCTGGCAAGTTTGTAGCAATAAACGATACTGAAGATGGTCTTAAATTCGTGGATCCACCAGAATCAGAAACTATTACATTAGATACTGTAGAAGTGTGGGATGATACTAAAGCGTATACAGCAGGTAATACATTTGTATCATATGTAAATGCAGGTTCTTCAGATCCACAATTTCAAAATGAAGCAATATATCGCTGTGATATAGATACAACTGCCGGTGAGAGTCCTGAAACTAATCCTGAAAAGTGGGTATATCAAGGTACTCAAGTAGAACTATCTAGTGGTAATACTTCTAATACTGCTGTAGATGATCTAAATACTTTAAAAGCTCTTACTGGGTATAAGAATACTGATAGTCTATTTGTAATTTCAGAAAATGCTTGGTACAAATTTGATTCAAGTGATGACTCTGGAATAAGAGCGAATGATTATAATCCTGTAGATAATCCAGGAAGTTGGAAAAAACAGCATTCTATTGGTGATGCTATATCCGAGGAAATTCACTCTGTAACAGCAAAAACAACACCAGTCGATGCTGATGAATTTGGCATTTGGGATAGTGTTAGTGCAACATTACGAAAAGTTAGGTGGGCTAACATCAAAGCAACCCTAAAAACTTATTTTGATACTATTTATAGCACTTTTTCTGGCAGTTATAATGACCTAACTGATAAACCTCATATACCAGTTAATAGTGATTTTACACTTAGTGGTTTAAGTGAGAAGTCATATAATAATCTTACTGATAAGCCAGACTTGAATGCGAAGATGGATAAAGACCCATCAGCAGTAACAGAGACTACTTTAAATGATACTAGTGTTATACAGTTTTGGAAGTCTGGTATTTCTAAGATAACATGGTTAAATATTAAAAATACTTTAAAAAATTATTTTGATAATATTTATCAAGCTGTTTTAGTTTCAGGAACAAATGTAAAGACTATCAACTCCGAGAGTATTTTAGGAAGTGGGAATATTGTTATAGGACCAGAAGATACTTCACTTTGGGAACCAGAAAAAACCATAGCAGCCACAACAGAACATCCCCGTTGGGACGATTCTGGAGATCCCAATATTTATGGTATAGATAAGTTTGGTTTTAATGCTTTACCTGCTGGTACACGAAATACTATTGGTTTTGTAGCGTTAGGTCTTGAAGTAAATTTTTGGACAACGGATGAAATAGGCTCGTCTGGCGAAATCTTATGGATACAAAACATTTCTTCGAAATTAAATTATAATTTGGGAACATCTAAAGAATCAGGTAATTCTGTAAGATTAGTAAGAGATTATGATGTATCGGACGGAGAAAAGGTAGATGGAAGAATTTTAAAAAATGCTTATACTGATTATGATGGGAATGTTTATGATGGAACAATAATTGGAGATCAAGTTTGGTTAACATCTAATTTAAAAGTCACTCATTATAGTAATGGTGATGCTATACCTACTGGTTTTGATAATAGTCAATGGGTAGGTTTAACTTCTGGTGCATATTGTGTATATGATTATACTCTTGTATCTGGTATAAATTCAGAGCAAGAAATGATTAATTATTATGGATTGTTATATAATTGGTATGCATGTATAGATGCAAGAAGTCTTTCGTCTGGAGATTGGCGTGTTCCAGATGGTAATGATGTTGATACTTTGGTTACTTACCTTGTAACTAATTATGCAGAGATAACAGGAGATTGGTATAGCAATAATATAGGCGATTATTTAAAATCTATACGTCAAGTAAATAGTGCATATATAGTTGAAACTGATTACATCAAACCAAAAAATGACAAAAAAGTAAAGGCTGAACATATAGAAGGGTTAGATATAGAAGGTAGAGACACAGCCCTAACAACCGTCCCAACAATAACAGAATTAACCGCCCTAACAGACTTCAATAATAATGATACAGTCTTTGTTGCCGAAACCAATACTTACTACAGGTTTGACGAAACAGACGAAACAGGAGAAAAGGCGGATGACAATAGGTCTGGAAGTTGGGTTGTTGACTATGAATTGTCGCTACCAATAAGCAGGGTTAACGGTCTTGAAGAGACTTTGGCACAGATAGAGGAAACATCACCTGCTGCTAAGGTTCTTTATTTTATTGACGATACTATAACAATAGGCGGCGAAACATTTCGTACGACAAGCGAAACACCGAGCACTGACCCACTGGCTGAAATAACGCAAACAATTACAGGTACAGACGCAGCCAATGCAGATATAATAGCCCAATTCGTTGGCGAAGCATTTACCCAAGACGACTTGCCTACGATAGAAAAGATTCAGGCACACATCTACGCCCGTAAAAATTTGGCCAGCCGTGAATGTACGCTTTTCGCAGAATTCGGTGTTTTAGATAGTAATGACACGCTAACAATATTAGGTACATCTGAAATAGCTGCGCTAACAACTACAAATGTTAGTTATAACCTATTTTACTCACTTTCAGAGTTCACTCCAGAAGACGGCGACCGCATTGTCATACGTTTTAAAGCTTATCGTATAGGAACAGAGCAAACCGTTACGGCTACAATAAGTATTCAGGATGAGACGTATAGCCGTTGGTCTTATGTTACGCAGGTAGATTTAGTATCTGACTTATTCCATACGCCCGTATCGTCTAATAGTGCAATACGTGCTATCGAAAATTGGAGGGATGGGGCGTATGTGTTGAATTATGGCACCAACGACAGCTATGTATTTAATATAGCAAGCACAGCTCAGGACGACGACGATATGGTGTTAAAGCCTGATAATATCGATATAAATGATGCTGGTAGGTGGGAAAAGATAAGTTCTTCTTCTAAAAAAGCGGATACCTTCACTGTTGGAAACCTGAAAAGGTTTGATGTAAATGGTAATGATGAAGATAGTGGTTTGACTGGCGAAAGTCTTGACATATACGATGTAAGCACGACGGTTATAAATGAATTATTGGACGAGAGTAATTGGGTTGATACAAGCGGAAATCCTATCACGACGCCCGTAACATTGAGCGGAGGATTACAAGGACAAAGATATTATTCAGATGACTACTTTTTTGAGTGTGTATATGATTACAATTGGCGAAGAACGTATCAAGGTAGGCCAATTTTGGACGTGTACGGTTTCTTGTCTATTGCCGATCAAGCTTTACTTGAGGATACTGCGAATTGGTCTAATAAATCTTATGTAGGAAGTTCCTTTTCAGAGGACATTCCAGCAGGCGTAAAGCATTACGACAATGATTATATATATGAATTTGTGCAAACCAACATACCTGTAAGGTATTCACGTGTTTAAAATTATATTACGATATGGATAGATTAAAAATGAATATAACCAGCAGCGGAATTTTAAAATCTGGTAATTATATATTGGGTAGTCCGTTTGTTACAACTGAACTATTTGGTTCTTTAAGTGGAACTTATAAGTGGATGGGCGGTGTTTTAGCACCTAATGGAAAAATTTATGGTATCCCGCACAATTCAACTCAAGTATTAGAGATTGACCCTAACACACAGACAACCACGTTATTTGGTTCTTTAAGTGGGAC